CTAACAGATGGTGTAGAACTTACACCAGCAGATGTGCTAATACTCGGCGTTACACTGACACTTGGTGTTACACTGACAGATGGTGTAACTGTTTCACTTGGTGTTACACTAACAGATGGTGTAGAACTTACACCAGCAGATGTGCTAATACTCGGCGTTACACTGACACTTGGTGTTACACTGACACTTGGTGTTACACTGACAGATGGTGTAATTGTTTCGCTTGGTGTTACACTAACAGATGGTGTTACACTAACAGATGGCGTTACACTGACAGATGGTGTCGAACTTACACTAACAGATGGTGTGACACTTTCACTCGGTGTTACACTAACAGATGGAGTATTACTTACTGTAACAGATGGAGTTACACTAATAGTTGTTGATGGTGTAGGTGTCGGTGATACATTGACAAAACAACAATTAACACCAGCAATAGCACATGTGTACCCAACAAAATTCCACGACTTTTCTGAGTCAGAAGTTTTTACCCACGTAGCATATTTATTTGTTCCTTGATTTAGTAAATAATTGGTATCTTCAGTTATAATTGGAAAATTATCTGATAAGGAAACAAAATCGGCATTTGTAATTTTTCTGTAGAATATTTGATTTCCAAATTTAGTTATTAAATCTCCCGTTTCGCCTGTGAAAATCCCATTTGGGCTGTTATCAATGGCTGTTGGAAGTTGATTTGATGATGCAAATACAACAAGACTCGATACAAATCTTTGATATCTATCTGCAAATGTATAATCTATATTTGGATTTTTACTTTTTCCCATATTCTTACCATAATAAATAGTAAGAATATCAGCGTCCTACCTCACCAAAATACATATTTTTACAATCTTCATATGACATACCCATCATTTTATTATAATATAATATTTCTGGCTTGAGTCTATTATCATTTTTCAGAGTTTTATATCTAGAAATAGCCTTTTCTTTCCACCAATTCTTAATATATTCTTCAGTATATTTAGTATTTGGATTTAATTTGCTTTCTTCAATTTCTCCTCTTAAAAACTCTCTACTATTTGTGTAAGGACATGCGTAGTAAGTACCACGTTCAAATCCATGAACATAATTGGAAGACTTTATACCACATTGAGAAAATATCATACTTAAAACTCTGTTTTTTGCTCCCGTTACAGGTCCAGAGACTCCTTCTTTTTGAGTCATAGCTTGAATATATTTATCAGCCTTATTCTCTTTAATCCAGTCATGCCATATCTTATAAACGTCATCATCTGGTTTAATAGTCATTTTGCCAGCACTTGTACCACATTTGTGCCACCATTTAAGACTATTGTACATACTATAACTTCCATATAAACTAGTAGTAGTAATTCCAGCTAATACTTGTCCATATAGATCTTTCCATAGGTTTCTAATTGTCTCTCCAGTAACTAAAGCAGCAACCAATTTACCACCTAGAAAATTATAACCAAATGGTTGCGTTGCCATGATACAACTGCCAATAGCACTATTGTTAAGTTTTTTATTCTTCAATTTTTGATCAGCAGTCCATCCTATATAGTTATCTCTGTCTGTAATAGTAATAACGTCACTGGACATACTAATCGCTCCAAGATAGCGTGGATTATCTTTATTGCCATCTGTAATAAGAATTTTAATGAATCTGCCTGGAGTTTGGTCATATGCCATAGTATGCACATAAGTGCGTAACATAATCCAATCAGTATCTAAACTAGTTTTATTTTTTACATAAACAACTGTTGGATTAATGTCTTCGATTTCTTTGATGGTCTTTTTTTCATCATTTAAATCGGATGGAGTCCATATCTTATTTTTAACAATAATAGATTTATCCATGTATTTTTCCAAAGATTGAACTTCCTTCCATTTCTTATAGAAGGTTTGCTCTTGGACAGACATTGACTTTAAAAAATCAAGATTATCGATAAGTTTTTTCTTACTTTCATCATAATCGAAATCTTGTTTCTCAATTCCAAAAAATTCTTGTAATGTATCCATATTTATATTTAATAGCATTGTACCATGAAGTTTAAAAAAATCAACCCAAAAGAAAAGAATTTTTATGTGATAGAAACTTCGTCGATTACTTTCTCAGTATTTGATAGCGGATTTGACTTCCCAATCTATATTGGAAGCTGGAATATGTGCGAAGGTATTATTAGAAATATTAAAAAACATATGCCTAACGCATCCATTTATTTTTATACAAAAGAAAAAAGTGGACCCTTAAAATTGAGTCCACTTTGGTCGCATAATGTTTAATAATTATATTTAATTAACGCCTACGTGAGTTGAATCAAACGTTTTGATAACCGTCACCGTTTCTTCTACGTGGTGATCACCCATCACATTGGCACTCAAATTATCCTTGAGAATAACGCCTCTATCTTTAGCTTGAGCGATATGTTCTTGAGTAATATTGCCATGAACAAGTACCAATCGTGGACGACCTTTTCCATTATGTAGATACCCTACTTCTAATACTTCATTGTTAGAAATAGCAGCCTTTAGACGAACCCTAAGAGTAATATTAATAAACTCAGGGTTGTGATTATTTAACTCTTCAATGGTGAAAATATTAGTTGGCCATGAAACAGTTAAGTTGGTTTTATTTTTTCTATCAGTTTTTTTCATTTATTACCTTTCTTTAGTTACACATTATTAAATAAAGTTTATCACAGATATATTATATGTCAATACTTTCCAACATCTTTTTATTTAAAGTTGTTACAACTTGGGACAAATTTTCTACATTTGTAAAAATAGCGTCAGTCCCATACATTATTTTAAATAAATCTCCAGGGTTTAATCCACCATATGCTTGATATAACCGTGAATCGGATGATTCGGTCTCACTTACAAAATAAGAGATAATGTTATATCCTTCTTTTTTTATTTTCTTGCATTGAATTTTGGTATGTTTTGCGGCTCCTTGTCCTTGATATGTAATTTTATTATTATGTTTAGTCTCTTGGAATGAAAATGCCGGCTCTCCATCACTAATATTGATAAAGTAATTTTCGGAATTCAAATCAACTTTTGGTAAAACTTTCAATATAGCTTCAAATGCCAATCCTTCAGGTGTAGTACCATTAGCAGATAAATGACAAAACAAATTCTTGATTTTATTAAATTTATCTTTATCAGAGTCATATGCCATTACTACATATGGTTTATTTTGACTTGTACTTCTGAAACTAATACTCACTCTAATATTTTCCAAAATACTAGCAGCTTTTGCAATAGCAGTTGTTAGTTTAATAGACTTTTCCCATTTTGGTCCAGTCATACTACTACTTGCATCTACGGAAATATGAAAGTGCATTTTCTTATATTTACTTTGATGAGTAGTATAGAAAATATTTTCCATATTATAACCAAGTTCACTAATAAGACGTTTATCAAGTTTGCCAGTTTCACGTCTGCTATATTTCTCTACATTAACTTCATTTCTGAATTGTAGACGTTTTCCAAGTTTAATTCCCATTGAAATACCCGAATCAATAACTTGTTGCATTCTTTTAGAATATGGGTTTTCAGATAGTTTTTGTCCACTAGCAAGGAAGTGTCTGTTTATATGTGGAGTCAGAGGAAAATCTTGTGAAAAAATTAATTCTCTGGTCATATTCTTCACAAGAATACACTCTACAGTACTATTTTCCAAAGCATATTGATCTTGCATATATTGTTGACCAACATCTACCAAATCCACTTTACTTTTTTCAATAATATCTAAAACATCATTTTCTTTTTTGGTTACCTTTTTTCTTTTGATATCACCTGATACAAAAGTTTTCTGTTTATTAAAAGCTTTTGCCAATTTATTCTTTTTATTGTCAGACATTTTTTCATCATCGCCAATATCATTCATGACAGCATCGCTTTTAGAAGATTCTACCTGTGTATCTTCTCCACCCAATATATCATCTAAATTATCAGATGGTTTATCTTTTGGGACATTATTATTTTTAATATCATCAAATATAGAAAACGTATCTGGCTTTTCTTCATTCCCATCGCCCTCATTACCGTCGCCATCACTTAGTTGCAAATTCTCTGAATTTGTCATGTACTGATCAATATTACTCAAAATAACCTCGGCAATATTACAAGCCACTTCAAACCTATCTTTTGGAGTTGTCAATCTTTGAATGGAAGACAAACCAAAAATTTTTGCAATATTATACAATCCAGGCAATGCGGTTAAGTCGGTGAATTTATTTGTGATATTAATAATCCTAAACAAATAAGATTCAATACTAGGAACTCTATACATTTCACTTTTCAACCCATCGTCAACAACTTTTGCGTTGAAATATTTATCATATAAAGCCTGATAATATCCTCTATAACCAGGAGCACTATAATAAACAGTATGATCTATATATCTATCTTCGACAATATTTGTAAGAGTCTTCACTAACTCCACGATCTCGCTTTTAGAAATTTTCAGCTTCTTACCAAGATCAGAAATTTCTCTTGGAACATTGCCCCAAATATTTTTAAACAAATCGAAATTTGAATAACAAATATGACTTCCTTCATGTAAAGCAAGACCTACAGCAATATCGAAGTTCTTTTTACTACTAGCATCAGATCCGATGTACACAACCTTTCCATCTGTCATGCTGTTATTATTATCATTAAACATGACTGGAATGCTTTTATTGGTCAAAATGGAAACATAATTTGAAATAGCTCGTCTAGCAGAAGATAACCGAATGAGTTTTTCAGTACTATCCGATTGAGCGTGAGAAGTATCCACAACGGAATCGTCTTCAAAATCCCAATCCATGTCGTAATCTTCAAACCAGAAATCACTATAACACGTAGTATTTTTCATATATGCGTAGTTTATAATAAAACTGCCACTTTGTCAACCACTTTTTTTAAATCAAAACGGCACTTGAGATTCATTTGTAGGATCAGTGAAAAGTTCTTCATCTGTGGACTTAATATATTTTTGCACTAATTGTTTCATGTAAGTTCGTTCGCTGTCTACACCGCCATCGTCACTAAAATTAGGGTAAATTGTAGTCTCGGCAATTTCAACTAAACTAAAACCATCAACAATAAGTTCAGCAATTTCTACAGTAGCACGTGTTGGAATGAAATTTGTAAGCTTACTTTCTTCTAGCTTCACTTGGGTTCTTGTATGTTCAGCAATATCACATACACTTTCCAATAAGTGTAGATCATCTTCATTTTCAATATTAAATCTGTCTTTTAATAAAGCAAATTCTTTGTCTTTCTTCAATGGTTCCATTTCAATCTTGACAGGGAACCTACTCAAAAGAGCACGATCCATCACTCTGGTAGCGGTATATTCATTGCCAACATTAGCTGTAGCAATAAACGTAACTCCTTTAGCAACATTCACTACCTCACTATCTTCTTTTTCATCAAGCCTCAAATACCGTTGAAGATCATCTAAAACAGTCATTAGAATATTAACACCATCGTGATGACAACGACTAATTTCGTCCAAAAGAATAATAGCATTTGGAGTTCTAATTGCTTTAACAAAACTAGATTCTTTAAAAAATGTTCCAGTAGACTTATCAAAATGGGTATTGCCAATTAAAGATGCTCGTGCATCTTGAGTAGCACCTAGATTAAAGTAAAAGAAATTAGAATCTTTTTTTAGAACATTGGCAATAGTCTGAGCAGCGAGGGTTTTACCACATCCCGTGGGTCCAAGCATAAGAATATTCTTGCCACGTAAAGCAGATCGTACAAGATATTTCCACTTAATATCTTCCATGATGAGAGAAGATGGTCGAAGTTCAACACAATCATTCAAATATGATTTCATATCAAAATTCTTGCTGGTGATCAAATTAACATTCATTTCAGTAGTAGCTTTCTTTTTGTTTTTAACCATATATTGATAGTATGCGATCTTTTAAAAAATGTCAATGGCAAAAATAAAAAAACCACGAAATTAATCGTGGTTTTTTTTCACTAAATGTTATTTTTATTTATCGTTGATGTCTACGCATTGGAGCACATTCACGATGGTAAGATGATCTACTTGATCTACTTCCAAAATTAAACACAAGAGATGTGCTTCTGCTTGTAGAACATGTCGGCGCATATTGACTATAATATGGCATCATTGGTTGATGATAAACCACTGTGGGTTGTTGCACAATGATTTGTGGTTGTACAATCGCATGTTGCGTTGTAGTCGTCACTGTTGTCGGTTGTACTACAGTTGTCGATGTGACAGTTGTAGGTTGTGTATAAACGACTGTTGGTTGAGTGTAAACTACTTGAGGTGGCGGCGGGCTTACAATTTTATCTAAAACAAATAAACCTGTTAATATTTTTCCTGCAACCGCCCATTCTTTATCACCCGCATTTGCTACAGGCTGTGTTATTACTAATGATGCCAACAAAGCACCAATAATCAGTTTTTTCATATATCACCTTTCTTTTAGTTTCGGTTTAAATATTATTTCTCCCCAAAAAATTTGACAAAAAAGTAAGATGCGATGCTACTAAATACAGCAACTGCTCCCATTAAATAATTCTTAAAATATTCTAAAGCAACAACTTTATTATTAACATCCGTAACATTTTTTGTAACCTTTAAGTCTAAATCACTTATGCGTTTATGAATTTGACCTTGATTATCTTCTAAATTAGTCAATGATTCATTTATGCTATGAAGTTCACTTTTAATGCCACCTAAAATAGCATCGTAACTATTTGGATTGAACTCTTCGTTTGACATACTGAAAACGACTATTAATTACTATTTTCTAGGTTTGCCATTCAATTTAGAATATTTCACTACTAATTTATTAAGATTCTTTGGTAATTTAGGTGGTTCATAATTTGGTTTCTTAGACTTATAATCGATTTGTCTTTCAAATTTACCAGCAGGTCGCATTGGTTCTGTAGGATCGTCTTCTTTAGGATTTTCGTCTTCTGCTTTTATATTTTTGACAGGAGCATAGTCTTTTTCTGGATCTACAGCCAAATCATCAGCTTGTTTATCAGCTTTCTTTCCACCTTCTTTGTCTTTACTGTTTTCTACACAACGGTCATATTCGTTATCAACATAGTTGAGTTCTTTTGAATTCAACCATTCTTTAACATATTTTTTAACATCTTCAAATGGTACAAATAAAACTTTCTGTCTTTCTACACCATCCTTAATATAAAGAAGGTCAAAAACATCATGAACAATAGGTCTTAAGCTAATATGATGTGGCTCACATTCACAAATATTATAATTTCCAGCATCATCCAAAACAATTGGTTTTTTGATGGCACCCGATAAAGATTCCATCATTCTAGCCCAGGTTCTGTCTACAGCTGTAGTTTTTTCTTTAATTACTTGTTCTACGAGCGTTTTAATGACTTTTTTTAGTTTAACTCTATTGTTCATAATATTTCTACATATAAATATTACATGATTAACAAAAATTATATTATTTATAATTTAAAATCAGCAAAAGCGTCTTCATTTATTGTATTATCAACTCCTTTAACATAGCTACTTAACTCTGTTTCTTGCGGAGCAACTTGTAATTTCTTACTATCGTAGTAACTATCTAGCCACCCAGATAAAGGATTTGTCTTAGCATTTGGATAGAGTTTCTTGTACCCTAAACTCGTCAATCTATTATTTGCCAACCATTCTATATAATGTTTTAGACTTTCAGCAGTTAATCCTACCAAACTCCCTTTACTGAACAAATAGTCAGCCCAATCTTTTTCAGCATTAACTGCCATTTCATAAGCAGCATATACTTTATCCTCGCTTTTCTTAACAATATCTTGAAATCCTTCGGACGAATTATTAGCCCAGTTTTTCATAATATTTTGAGTGATAGCAACGTGTAAATTTTCGTCTCTAGAAATAAATTTAATAATTTTAGCATTTCCTTCCATTTTACCACGATATCCGAAATAAAAACTACAAGCAAAAGATACATAAAATATAAGACCTTCTGTGATCTGTGTTGCTAAAATAGCGTCAAACATTTGTTGTTTTTCATCTCCTTTACTACTTAATAATAAGTCATACTTCTTACTAATAGCCTTTGCTCTTTTGACGATCTGTTCATCTTCCAAAATACTATTAAAAAACTTAGTAGCATCTGGATATACATTCTGAAGAATATATGTGTAAGAATTACTATGAATTGTTTCAAAGAAACTCCACGTGTTCATACAAATTTCTAATTCAGAATTAGTAACATGTTTCATTAATTCGTGAATACTACGACTTAACATACTGTCAGTCATAGTTTGAAATTTAAGGTTACTATCAAACACAAATCTTTCTTCTGCCGACAATGATTTATAATCACTGATATCTTTTACTAAAGTGACTTCTTGTGGTCTCCAAAAGAAATTTAGTTGTTGATCATACAAATCATAGAATTTTGGATACTTAATCAAATCGTATCGTTGTAATGATAGGTCTTCACCGAAAAACATCGGATTTTTCAATTGGTCAATATTAGATTTATTTAGCACAGTCTTCATATACTTTCGTTATTATAATGCACAAGCCCCACTAGCACAACCTGATTCTTCCATAATCTGTCTATCGTTGGTGGTTCCAGATGTATTCATTGCGGTTTGTTTATCACCATCATCGGTATTTGCGTAATACAGATTTTTGATGCCATATTTGTATGCTAATAACATATCTTTAATAACTTCTTGAACAGGTACCTTATTATTTTGATAACGCGACGGAATGTAATATGTGTTGGTACTAATACTCATATCCGTAAACTTTTGTATAGCAGCAGCAACTTTTAAATAACCTTCATTATTAGGCATGTCAAAAGCAAACGTATAATTTTGTTTATACTTTTCAATGCCAGGAACTACAACAGGTAAAATGTTACTTTTGCTTCCTTTATAACTAATTAAACTACGAGGTGGTTCAATTCCATTTGTTGAACTTTGAATAACACTACTAGATTCAACAGGCATACAAGCTGTTAAAGTAGAATGTCTCATTCCATATTTCTTAATATCTTTTCTAAGAGCTTCCCAATCCATGTTGAGAGGTTCTGTAATAAATTCATTGATGTCTGGCTTGTATGTGTCAATAGGCAATATTGCTTTACTAAATTTAGATTTTTCAAATTTTTCACATACACCCATTTCTTTTGCCATTTGAACAGATGCTTCAATCAAATAATAACTTTGTTTTTCCATCCATCTAGCTACAATATTAGGAGCAGCTTCGTCCCAATACTTAACACCTTCTTTTGCCAACAAAGCAGCCAAGTTGCTAACACCCACACCCAAACTTCTACGTTTCTTAGCAAAGTTTTCAGCAGCAGGCACAAAGTAATCTTGATGTTCAATTAAAGAATCTAACATCCTAACAATGATTTCACAGACATTTTTCATCTCAGTGTCGTTTTGAATTTCAAGCCAATTGACAGCAGCAAGAATACAAACACCAATTTCACCATTTGGATCATTAACATCTTCAATGGGAATCAATGGCTGATTTACCTCCAAACAAAGATTACTAGTATCTACTTGTTCCAACCAACTTCCATGGAAATTTGCATGATCAACAAACATTGTATAAATACGTCCAGTCTCCAGACGTTCTTTAGCCAATAACATCATTAATTCTCTAGCTGAGATCTTTTTCTTAAATTTTATATTCTTATTATTTTCAGCAGCTTCGTAATTTTCTTTAAAATTTTCAAATCCAAAGCTATCCCACAATTGTGGACATTCATGATAACTGAATAGTGTTACTTCTTCGTTCTTTAAAAATCTTTCAAATAGAACTTTATCCATACCAATACAGTAATCTAATTTACGAACTCGATTATCATCTGTACCAGTATTGTTCTTGAGAACTAAAATATCCATGATGTCATAATGAAACCATGAAAAGTTTACAGTAGCACTTCCTCCACGAATACCATTTTGGTGACAACTTTTAACAGTACTTTCAAATGTCTTAGCAAATGGAATTGGACCTGTATGAATTACTTCGCCATTTCTGATTGGCGAATTTGTTGCTCTTAATCGTGATAAGTTTAATCCAATACCGTATCTACTAGCAGTAGCAAAACCAACAGCACTATTATTACTAAAAATACTCTTTAATGTATCAGCAACTGTAAATAATGAACAACTAGCATAACTCTTCATCGGAGTTCTTACTCCAGCCATAATAGGAGTAGGCAAATTGATTTTATGTTTACTAAAGTATGTATATGCTCTTTTGACTAATTCTATTCGACGATCCTTATAATCTTTAAAGAACGTCATGGCAATTAACATATAAGCAATCTGAGGTGTTTCATAAATCTTTTTAATAGATCTATTTTGAACAAGGTATTTATCACACAACTGTTTAATTCCAGCATATGAAAATGAAAAATCTCTATCGTGTTTTAAATACTCATCTAACTTATCAAACTCTTGTTTTGTATACCACTTTAAAATATCTTCATCATAGACCAAATTACTAATATTATCTTTAACGATATCGTACAACTTAGGTGGATTTTTGCCACCCCATACTTCTTTTCTTAACTGATAATTTAACAATCTAGAAGCAACAAACTGATAATTTGACTTTTCTTCACTGATTAAATTAGCAGCTGCTTCAATTAACATAGAATGAATATCTTTAGATGTCATTCCATCAAAGAAGTTTAAATGTGCGTTCATCGCCACTTCTTCAAAACTGACCCCCTTGATACCGTCAGTTGCCCACTGCAATACCCTATTGATCTTATCCGCACTAAAATTTTCGACGGTTCCACCTCTTTTTTTAATAAAAATATCTTTTTTCATAAACAAAATGATAACTCGGTAGTTAATAACTATGACTCAAATAAATGTATCTTACCCCATTAACTAAAATTTTTTAACTTTTTTATTGGCCGTTTTATTAATATCAAAAATATACATTACACGTCATCGTCATCATCAGTATTATGAGCATTCCATTTATTTTTTAATATCTTTTTAACTTGATTTTCTCCATCCATCATCTCATTTTGAAGAGCCATTCCCTCTCTTGAAGAATCGCTGTAAATTTCGATTTGTCCACACCCAGCATTCATTTTACTTGGGAAAGTTAAACCATCTGGACCGAACCTATTTTTGATGATATGAAATCGTGCTGTGTTGTTTACTTTGTCAGTAACTTTACGACTGAGACTCATAACAAAATCCGCTGTCATGATTTTACGATAACTATCAGCAATATTATTTGCTTCAATAATATCAGCATCCATAGCAGCTCTATTACTTTGAGAGGCACTCCAAATTGGAACTTGAAGTTCTCCAGCCACACTTCTCAATTCTTCATAAATTCCACCAGCCTCACTATAACTATTACTATTTCGTTCACTGTGTATTGGTCGAAGAATATCAGCATAATCTACAATGATCATATCAATCTTAGTTCCAAGAGTATGAATGCGTTCACAATGAGCTTTAAGACTGTGAGCTGAAACGGTTTTGATTGGGAAATACTTAATCTTCAACTTTCCAGGCACGGCTTCAATTTTTTGTTTTACTATATCAATGTTGTTTCTGATATTTTGAAAGTCAATGCCAGTAAAACAACTGTCATATCGTAGACCAACATAATTTTCATTCAACTCCAAAGTAAAATGAAGAACATTCTTACCTTGTCTCATTGCTTCTGCTCCTAGTTTTGCCAATACCCAACTCTTACCAGATCCAGCACAAGCAGTAATAATTCCTAACTCTCCAGCAGCAAGTCCACCATCCATCAATGAATCAACAACTTCCCAATTTGTCTTGATAGAATCTCTAGCCATAACTGTCATTCGTTTATCTACATCCAATTCATAGTCATGACCGATATTTCGTTCCATTCCAGCTTTTAATGCTTCATCAACTTTGCTTTTAATTTTTTCATATTGACCAGAAACTAATAGATCGACACTTTCATTAATAGCATTCTTTAACTTTTGATTTTTACAGAATTCTAGAAACTGTTCTTTGATGAAAATTAAATCCCCATCATTCATCTTTTGATAAACAACTTTGAGATTATTAACAATACTCATTTTTAATGCTTCATTAGTAACACTTTCTAATCTTACTTTAAAAACATTTAGAGTAGGTAAATCTCTGTATTCATTAAAATACTTAATACTATTTTTTACAATCCACTTGTGAGCTTCACTTTCAAAAAACTCTGGTTCTACAATATCGCACAACCTTTCAATAAATGGTCTGTCGGATACTAGTCCAGAAATACACTTAATTTGGAATTCATTTCCAAACTTCTTCAAATTATCTATAATGATTTTATCTTCCATATGTTTTACAATTTACAAGCGCCATACTACACATCATGCGTAGCATAATCAACTTTTATTTTTAGGGTTTAGGGTTTTAAATTACGAAGCTATTTACACGGCCCCATGTTTCATTAAGCCATACAATATAGTTAGGTAAGTTGTTCCACATTTTATCTTCATTAATAAGTTTACTGAATGCCAACTTATTTAAGTGTGGAACAGGTTTCTGAAGAATTTCTTCAATGCGTAGTTGAGTGAAACTTTGAATCTGAGTATCTTTAAGTTGCATCAACTCAAGATTTCTTTCCATCGTTAATTTTTCTTCTAATACTCTTTCATAAATTCTGTATTTAGATTTATGATTTTCAGCATAATTATATATTTCTTGTAAAGAAACTTGTTCTTCATTTGCTAAAAATGGAAATGCTTTTAATATAGTTTTTAATCCAGCACCTTTAATTCCAGGTATACTATCACTATCATCGCCTTCCATAATTCTGTAATATACAAAGTTATTACAAGTTATTCCGTACTCATCTAATATTTCTTTACAACCAAATATTTTTTTCTTTGTAGGACTCCAGATTTTTACTTTATCACTAGCTAATTGTAAAAAGTCTTTATCTGAAGACATAATAGTTACATTTTTATCTTTAAATGTATCTGTGGACAAATATGCAATTGTGTCGTCTGCTTCTATGTTATCAATAGACATAGATGTAACGGGCAGTACTTCTAAATAATTTACAAGCCTCAACAATTCCATTCTTATATTTTTATCTTCAATGTCACTACTAGACATTTCTTGATAAGTTCTATTAAATCTAATCTTTGTTTTACGTCCTCGTTTATAATCTGGAAAAATTTTTCTACGTTTTTGACTGCCACCATGACCGTCAAATACTACTACAACTTTTGTAGGTTTTAAAAGTTTAATAGCATATCCTACACTTTTTAAAAATCCCGCAATTCCTCCAGTGTGCATACCATCGTCATTCATTGACGGCACTGCCATAAACGATCTAATAAATGTATTAAGACCATCAACAATAAGAATATCAGAGTCGGCGGTCACATTAAGACCGCCAACTCTGTCTTCCTCCTTGACGTTTTCAAAAAGCGAAAACAATCTTTTCTTTTCGTTGGAAGTAAACACACTCATCTTTTATTCAACACTGTCATCTTCCTCGTCGGTAGAAACTTCAGCATCTTCAACTATTTTACTATTTGGATCTTTGTACTTCATGATTACAGCATCACAAATCTTACTATAAATTTCTTCTTTAAGCTTTGTGTCTTTTTGTAATTCATCTATAAACGTTTTGGATTGAAACTTCCATTCCGATCCATCATCTTTTGTGTAAGTATAATAAGCGCCGCCTTGTTTGACAACGTTATTTTCCTTCATAACCTTGATCCAACTACTATAGTCAGCAATACCACTATCAAAATAAATTTCAAAGATAGCGGTTCTTTGTGGCGGACCCATTCGATTTTTAACAACTACAGCTTTACACTCATTGCCAATAACATCAGTACCTTTCTTGAGCTTTCCGCTATTATTCAATCGAACGCGAACACTACAATGATAAGCAAGTGCTTTTCCTCCACTAACAACATACTTATCCCCAAATGCCATAGCATTCAAATTTTGACGTAGTTGATTAGTAAAGATAGTTAACACTTTTTGTTTACCAATCATATTGGTAATTTTTCTCATGGCCTTAGAGATAATGATAGATTTACCAGTAGCAAATCCATCTTTACCATGGTCACTTTCTAATTCAGCTTTAGTAGAAGCAGCAGCAACTGAATCAACAATGATTGTAAGAATTCTATCTTTATTGGATTTTCTTACAATTGTAATCATTCGTTCCATCTGTTCAAAAATGTCTTCGACAGTTTCACACTGTACATATAACATTTTCTTTAAGTCTACTCCTAAGCTTTGCCAGAATTCTGGAGAACCAGCATTTTCTGTATCAATCAGAACTGCTACTCCACCTTTCTTCTGAGTCTCTGCCACAACATGTGCGGAGATTAGACTCTTTCCAGTTCCTTCTAGACCATTAAACTCCACCATACGACCTACAGGCAAACCGCCGTGAGGTCTGTTGCTAATTGCTAAATCTAACATTGACGAACCAGTACTGATCCATTCACTCACATCGGTGGGATTATCATCTTCATCCAATGTATAAGCAATTTTACCTCCATCTTTATTAGCCTTATTTAACTCAGATTGAAGTAGATCTAAAAGTTCATCTCTTCCAGAAGAAGCAGTATTTTTACTAGATTTCTTTACCATAACATGTATAACTAGAAAGCCACTGGGGTATAAAAATCCCCAGCGGCTTTATTTATTTTTTAGGAATTAAACAAATCGTCGAATGCCTTAGAAACATCATCGGTCATCGAAGATTTTTTTGAAGCAGCAGCACTTGGAGATGCCACAGCCGCCTTCTTAGGAGTCTTTACAGCAGTAACTGAAGCAGATACTGTTTCTTCCTCGTCGTCGCCGGATTGAGGCGTATATGAGTCTCCACCCGTATCGAGAGAAGGTTCTACATCATCATCTGATTCTGCATCTGGATTAAGCCATGCGTCCATAACTTCCTTGAGTTCTTCATAAGAAAGTTCTGGAAACATATCAAGAATATTAGACTGATTCTTGAGGTTTTCCATAAGATCCTTATTTTTAGGATCAACAGCAGGCGAAGTATTTGGCTTAACACGAACTGTAGTTTCTGGAAAACTTTTTCCAGCTTCTTCAGCTGTCTTAAATTCTACAGTAATATCACGACCTTCAGCTGCGTCTGTAATATCACCATATTCTGGATCAAGACAGACAGATACCAATTCTTGATATACAGTCTTGCCGAATCCCCAGAACTTTACACCTTCGGATTCTTCTCCACGTACAATTACTGGAGCAAAAGTACGAAGCTTTGGTTCCATCTTCCTACCCATTTGCCAATCTTCCTTTGAACCAGTCTTTTTAAGACGGTTAGAAAACTCCACAATTGGGTCAGGACGACCGAAACTGTCAGGAGAGAGATAAGTCTTACCATTAAGATTATAATGGAACTTGAGTTCAATGAAAGGGTTTTCTGGGTTGAATTTATAAGGGACAATTCTTACAACTTGTTTACCTGGCTTTGGTTTCCAGATCATGTTTGATTTCTTGTCACTTCCTTGGTTTGAGAGAGCACTCAAACGATTCTTTAATTGAGATATATTTAATGCCATAATTGTTTAATTATTTTAAGTGTTTAATTGGTTTAATTATGTTAATTAGTCTTAATTCACCCGAATTAAGCGATATAACAGTTTTTACCATGACGTGAATATACACTCAAATGTTATCCATGTCAAGGTCTAAATAAATATTAAATATTTATGATAGAAAACAATTTTAATGGAACTATTTTCACTCCAATATCGGTGATTAAAATAATTGAATTTTTATATAAATCCCAGTTTAATTGAAATGTTTTATCGAAGACACCTTCATTTTCATCTTCAATCAAACGATTCATCGCATTAAGTGTATACAATGTATTTGTTTGTTTTTTTCGATGCACACTGATGGTGTTTGGATATTTGACTTTATTATTTGGATTTCTTTCAATATTGAATGTCAAATATAATTCTCTTAAATTTTTTTCATTCGCAAACACAAATAGTCTATTATCAACTAAGTCATATGTATTTTCAACATCTTTTATTACTTGTTGATATCTAGTACTATCAGTGAATGTACAAAGTAGTTGTTTTTGTATCATAGTCGTTATTCCGCATTAAATCGGCGGTTCCCATTTCCACGTTCCAAATCCCTCTGACTCAAACCCTAGAAGTTCCATAACACGAATATATCCCTCTTCGATATAAGCAGCAATTATTCTACCAATCTTAGCAATATATTCTAACAATTCTTCGATCATGCTTTTTATTTTATTCCAAGCATTTGAAAAATATTCTTTTGTTTTACCCGACAAATTCTTTAATAATTCTAATATATCCGTGGATAAAATGGAAAAGATTGAATCTTTAATAGAAGAAAGTGATATTTCATCAAGTTGTTGTTCAGATATTTTTGTTTTAATATCTCCTCTTAATGCTATTCCGCGAGCTCCTCCACGATTAGAAAATCTAAAATTAATGTTATTTACATTTTGATTAATAAATTTATCTACAGTATACAACTTATAGTTGCCATCGCAATTCCAAGTCATCATATGATCAGCAATACAAATCGCTGAGAAATCAGCTTTTCCTTGTTTGAATCTAAGACGACCAGTTGCTAGTTCACCAATAAATTGATGTTTAAGTTTAGGATCTGTAAATACTCGATTTATTTTTGATATTACTAAATTAGAATCAAGAGGTAATACACCATCATTTAAATATTTTTTATTTTTATTTATTATCGATTCTATATTGGATACTGCTTTTGTTATTTCAGATTCATCATTTGATTTGATCGCTGTGGTTAACGATTTATGCAGTTCACTCTTTATTTGATCTTTTAATCCAATATAGAAGTCTTTTTTAAGTCCGTCCATAATAAACGAACCTATTTGATTTAAAATTTGTTGTTCTTCTCCGTTTTCTCTCAACACAGAAGAAATTACAGAATTCATTTCTAAATTTTGAGCACTACACAATTGTGCTATTTCATACTTCATACTGACTCTCAACTTATCATTAAATACTAAGTCAGTTTTAGAAGTTTTATTTAATTCAGAAAAATATTGATTAGATATAGGACATTGTTTGTTTCCTAATTCTTGACTTGTTTTGATCTTGTCAATTGATTTTAACTTAGAAGCAATAATTTTAGCTGTAGAATCTTTTGAATCGATTCCATTGAATTCTTGGTCGATATATGTCTCCATTTTCTGAGCATTACACCCAGGTCCTTCATTTAAGGTCGAAGGTGGTTTATAAAATTCTCTTGATTTAATTTTAACTTTACCATCTACATCATCGTAAAATTGTTCTCCAATTAATTTTTCATTACTGTACCACAATAATCCGTCTTTGATATATCCCAATTCTTTTGCTTCTTCAATTGTATACCATTCTTTCGTTTCATTAACAGAATAGTTTTGAAGGGGATCATTAGTTAAAATATAATCTACCGCTTCTCCATCTTGATATTTTTCTTTCGGAGTTCTATTATCAACATCATCATCGCCAGTTACCTTTTGATCTAATTCTTGATCTAGTGATTTTGAATCTTGATCTTCTGGTTCTTTCGACGATTCTGGTTCATTGTTATTTGTAGTATCTGAATCAATGGTGCCGTCGATGTCGGATGTAGATAATTCCCCTGTGTGACCAGGTGCGAATAATGTACCGATGTTCTTTTTAGGATTTTCGGCAAAGTGTGTTCCTTTATTAACGGCTCTGTCACGATATTCTTTTGTTGGAAACGTGACAAGAATGCCATCTTTATTGTATGCTTGCCTTTCGGGAAATCTACCTGCTTCAAATAGTTTAGCAGTCTTTTCGACAATTTCATTAATATCATACCCAGCTTCTTCTAAGTACTCTTGTAACACGAATACATGTTCGGCATTCTCAAGATTCAGCACACCCTCTTTGAGCCTGCTGTCACAACAAATATTATTTATAATTGACCTAAAGTTCATCTATTATAAATAGTACTACAGATCAACTAATTTCAATTCATTATAATTATTTCCTATATAAACTTTGACTTTAAATCTGTTACTACGGATTATATTAATAATATCTTGAATATCAGAGTCTTCAATATTACAATTTTTTATATCAAAGACAATACTGTCATAAACATAGAGTATAGGCGTAATATCTTTACCTTTGACATACTTTATGACATTATTTAAAGCATTTAACCCATATTCAGTCTCTGTGGCTTGAATTATATATGCAAATAACTTATTCTTATTAGGATCAATAATATGATTTTTATTGATCTTTCGTTTATATATCGGTGTAGTTACGTATCCATTGTTAATAAAATCGGTCCAATAACTTTCTTTTAATTCTTCCACTTTCTGAAAATACTGTATGTTTAAATAACTTTCATTTATCTGACCATACAAATTAACCATAGTTAACTTTTTGGATTTCGCCATGATAGCATCATCTACATTATCAATATTGTAATACTGTTTAGCAAGATGTTCATAAATAGTTTCATCATCTGGAACTTTATATTGTATAAGTCGAGCAACTAGGTAAGGATGAAAACCAGTAAAGTCTACCATTAAAAGTTGTCCACCATCATATCTAGATTTAAAACTTTCTCTACACCCGTTTTCTTTATTTAAAGCAACATAGTTAACATTGTCAAACTTATTACTCGGTCGTCCAGTTGGATTATAAATACTATACTCTGTATGTACCATTCCTTTAGTTACTTTAGAATCAAAGTACTTACGAAATATATCTTTATCTACTGATAATCCATTTTTCTCAATTTGAAACAATGTGTCTGATGCTACAGTGTTGAAAAATTTAAAACAATACGAGTCGATTAAATCATCATCAATATCACAAATCACATCAACTTCTTTATCAAATTCTTTTTGGTGAGTTACATAAGGTACAATCAAATTAAATTGATTTATACCATGATGCTTCATTCTTAGATGAGTTGTACAAAAATCAGTCTTAAACTCCAAAATGTCTCCAGTATCAATAAACGAAAACAAATTAACATCATATAAGTTTTCTACATCTAAATAATATTTGTAACGTTTTTTATTGTTTACAAATATTTTATCAACTTTCAACAACTTCTTAAATTGAGAAAAAGTACAGTCTTTACTTTTATCGGGATGGGAAAAATTAAAATAATTTATTTTATTTGTATCATAATCATATACAAATGCAGCAATAGGTTCATCGTGGAATGGATGAATATTTCCATCTCTACAAACTATTTTTAAATATATTTTAGATGACTCTATCACCACGCTAACTTATAGGGCGGAATCATTCTGGTCAAGAAATTAATACTTGCGCCAATATTGTGTGAGATCGGGAAGGATTTTTGCAACGCCGGGCAATGTTTGTTCCAGTGTAGCAATTTGATAAGCATTATACTCTTCTACGCCTGTAGTTTCAAGTATTGTTCCTTTGTAAACATTAAATCGTGGTCCAGTTATTTTCCACATTAATTCTCCTTTATTGAAAAAAGAACCATTGACAGAATTATAATCTTTTAAACTTATTTCTATATAATCTAAAACATTTCTTTTAGTAACAAAATACCTTTTTATGTATCCATTTTTATAATCTTTATCATCAATTTTACGAATGTAAGGAGACGGAAATGTTACTTGGTAATTTCCATATCCTAGTTTTAATTTTAAATCTACACTAGTATCGTTTATCATATTACAATATAATTATATCGTTTTGTGCCTACACATCTTAACATCGCTGTTATATTTGTCTCCCATTTTCCACCAGATAATTGATGAGAAACTTCACTTATTTGAAATATCACATTGCCAGGGACATAAGGTTTAGGCAAATTCATTACAGCAAAATGTTGAAACATTCTAAATCCAAATATTCCATCCAATGTCAACTGTAATGTGAAATTATCTGCTGGTCCAGCATATGTAGAAGTATTATTTGTTAGATCTCCATCATCCAACATTTGTCTTAATCTTTCTTTCATGTATGACGGCAATGTTAAATTTACCCAATTATGCAGTTTTGTTGCATCTACCAAAGATTTGTCACGCTTATCTATAATTTGTCCTCTATCATTCAAATCATGATTCGCAGATAATTTTCTCAACCTCATAGTTAAAGGTGCGTCCTTCGCATTTCCTTTTCCATAAATCTGTAGTTGTCTTATTTCTTCATTTTTTTCTTTAAATGGCCCCTTTGGAATATTAGCGGTACTAGTAGAGTTTTTAGAAGTATCTTTTTCCAACTTTTCTTTTTCTTCTTGTTGTGCTAATAATTCTTCTAGTTCATTATTTACTATTTGTTGTAATTCTTCATCTTCGAATCTATCTCTATATACTATACCAGGCATCTTTGATACAGTTGTTATTCTATCCATCTGTTCTTGAATTGGTAACCCAGCTTTTTTTATCTCATCTATTTTCTTTATAACAGTTTCTACAGTTGCATCGGTATTTTGCCCAGCTCCATATAAAGCTTGTACGGTTTGTTCATTTGTCATATTAACTTGTAAATCATAACTTTTAACAAATGAGTTTGTAGTACCTAAATCAAATGCGTATAAATTTTTTGCATTTTGAAAATTTACGTTCTTATCAATTACGCCCAATCCACCTCGAGCATTTTCGACTATATCTAAATTCCAAAATCCGTCAACTGAATTATTTACTCTATCCAATATAGATTTTACTAAATCGGATAAAGTTTTAATAGATGAATCAGACCCAAGATTTACTAATACATTTGAACTAATATAAATGTGTTTTAGATATCCGTTGTAATATCTTTTATACACATTTTCATTTCCATCATTTTGTTTTATGTTGATATCAATCGCTGCTGGAAATGATGCCAATTTAACACGTTGTTTATTATTTTTTCTGGATTCAAATTGTTTTTGATAATAAAGTTTATTGATAATAGTATCTAAATTATCTCTGGGCGCGCCTAATGTTTTAAATGCGTTATATTGTGCAATAGCTGCTTGCCAAGGAGGTTGAGATGAATTTTCTTCACATTCTGATCTACTAGATGATAATTCATTTCTAAATTTATCAGCATCATTTATATAACCATTCCAATCATCAAATGACCATTGATATGGAAATTCGTTTACAATATTCCCAGATGAATCTTTTATATCGTCTTGTTCTAAAAATCCTTCTTTTGTCGAACTAGGTATTCTACCTTTATTAAACTTAGGTGCAACTGGATTTGGTATTAATATATCTGAATCACATGATATTAAGTTTGGGTGTGCTCCTATAACGGTATCTGAAATATCAATTCTATTGTTCTTTGTATAATTTTCTTCACAGAACAAATTAATTACTTCGAAGACAAAATCCAATTGATACCAAACTCGATCAGTTGCTGACGGATTTGGAGCGTCAAAATCTGTTTCGGTGTCTAAATCAGATATAAGTCTTGCTCCATCCTCATCCGTACCATATTGGATAGCATCCACTGAAGGTATGTCATAATATGAACCTGGTGGAGGAACTACTGGAGCATATCCATAAGTTCCGGTGCCGCCGACACTTCTTGGCTTAAAATTTGCTGCAGCACCATATATAGATTCAATTCTCGGTACAAAAATTCTATTTTCAGACTTTCCTTCATAAAAATAATTTACATCCTCTTTAGGACTTCGTATTAAGTTTGGATCACTATCTACTCCTTGTTTAGCTATACTAATATTTTTCTTGGTATAAAGATATTCAACATAATTCATGTTAGCTCTTAAAACATCTTTAGCAGTTACTGCTGTCAAATATGTTTTCATGAAGTTTTTAAGAGTTAAATGTTCTACTGTATTTGGATTATTTCCATTGTCTGATAAATAAAATGTAGAAACTGGGTTATCTACCCTAAAACCAGAATACATGGCTTGTCTGGATGTTATCTCTGTTGTACAATCATATACTATACCATCTTTCGTAGAAAAATTGTATTTAGTTATTATGCCTGTTACAAGTCCGTAATTTCCATACGAGTCGTACCATCGATCTACAGCAATTTGCGGAGTTCTGATTAAGCTACGACATTCATTTAAATCGGTTAGATCTAACAAAGAATCTATATTATATAAGTTCCACCCGAATTCTAGAAAAACATTAATTTTAGGAGACAACCAAAATGGAGTCATATACTCTAATTGAGCAAGTGTATAACATCTCCATTTAATTGTAGCAAATGATAACATATCTTTTGATGTTTTTATGTCAATGCTTATAATGCCCGGCGGAGGTATCACAGACGGAACATTAGACCTTTGTGGGAAATTACAATCGATTGGAGAACTGTATTTATAATTGTCTCTATATTTTGTATCTATGTAGTGTGGTTCTCCATTTGCTTGAAATCCTATAATTGCTTTATCATTATCTAAAACATTTCCATTTCTTTTGAAACCATACGCTTGGTTAAATCCGTGACCACCTTCTAACAAAAAACCATTGTATGTTTGAACGGCGTCATTTTTATAAAGATACTTACTTTTAGGAACGTATGTTGATCCAACTCTACCAGTTCCGTTTGAAAATGCTCTAATCCATGGTGTGAGTGGTCCTTTGTAATCTTTATGGTGTGTAAAAAAATCTCCAGTAACATCGAATGGAACTTTTGATGGATAGTCTTGTCCTATGTTATTATTGGACTTTCTTCTTCTTAATTCTTGCACTAACTGCCATGGAATATTTTGAGCTTCCCACCAACGAGGTTCTTCAATAATATTTTCGGTAGTAAAATTACTGGTCTTTACAAAAGCTTGCAGTTGTTTCGCACGAGCTGGCGAAGACGGCTGATTTGTTTTAATTGACCTCGATTTTATTACTGTTTTAGCCATATAACTTAATTAACCGATTTTAGATTTTGGAGTATTCTTGTTAAATTGCCAGGAATTCTAATTTGTTTCCCAACAGGAATAGATAGTTTTCCCATTCCGATTCCATTAGCATTTGCTATTACCCACCAGTAAGATTCATCTCCATAATATTTTTTTGCCAAACTGTCCAGATATTGTTCTGTATCAGCAATGATATACATATCGGTAGGATCAGGTGGTATCACTGGATAATATGTAGTTTTATACACCTTACTTCCGTCAAATCTATTATTAGTTGGAGTAAATTGATATCTCATAAATTATTTAAGATGCTGGCCCAAGAATATCCGTAATCGATCTACCTGCCGTTTCAATTTTAGGCGGAGGAGAATTTACTGGACTCTTCGATGGATCTTCTACGTTTTTAGTATCTTCAACAGGTTGATAATTATCATATCTTATATATGTTGAAAATCTGTCTAATCGTGATACATCAATATCTGATTGTTGTACACTTCCATCAGCAACAGTGACGTTCTGTTTATATGCTTGAGAATAAACGTCAACCATTGTTGCTCCATCCGATACTAGTTTTTCAGCAGAAAGATTATTTGGATCATCTTCAGCATAAAGTGCATCATACTCTTTTGCGGTAACTCTTTGAACAGGAGAATCACCCCATAAAGATCGTCCAGCTTTTGGCAAATCTTTTTCAAGTACTTTCATTTGTAAACTAATCTCGGCCTCTCTTGGAAACTGAGCAAATCTTCCTTTTGAATTTGCTTTTCTTGTATCTATAGAACTGTTTAACAGATTTTTAGTACTGTCCCAAGAAATTGCTCTGTTCAATCCATAGTACCAACTTAAATGTGACGGAGCATCTTCAGGTATAGTTTCCCAAGAAGCATCATCTGGAACGGTAACACCACAACTCGTAATTACAACATTGTGATTCTTATAAAAATCGCCGAGTGTTAATTGTACCATCGGAGAAATCATATATCCTCCAAAATTATCTAACGTATAATTTGCTGGTTTAGTTAAGCTAGAAAGATAATTTATTCTTTGCCACATCGGTCTTAATTCTTTAATACTATGAACAACAGTTTTAAATGATAATGATATAGTTCTAGTAAATCCTTTATAGTATTGTAACTTATCAGCACGACCCATATAAGTTATTTCTTCCCATTCAGCATTACTGGTATCAGTGATTCCTTTAACCGTAGCATTGAATGGAATATATTTTCTATTTACAATGTCATAAAAATAAAATTTGATAATATCAGGACCATATGCTCCAAAGTTTTCTGTTTCAGAGTAATACTTTTTAAAGTCCTCTGCGTTCATTACTTCTAATGCGTTAACATAATCTACATTATTAGTTGGTCTTATGAATCTATCTTTTGAGTCAAGTTCTCCTAATCTAGATGGAACTTTATTTGCTTTTGTTTCGTCAAATCTTAGTCTTGCTTGGTATGAATTATTATTTTTAGTTGTGTCATTTTTTGGTGTAGAATCAATTTGATCTACATAATCCATACCAACTTTATTACCAGACTGAAATTTAGCAAACTGTAAAGGATATAAATTCTTTTTACTAGAAAGATTAATTGAATATTTTGCATTTTCTGGAGTAGATATATCCATTAACGCATCATTAAAACTCTCAATTAAACTTTGTACAACTACATCTTGTTCGTTTGTAAATGTACGTGTAAAATCTTTTGTATTATTTATTAATGCTTTATAGTTTAATAACTGATCGCTTTGTTCAACAGCTTCACTTGATTGACCAGTCACTCTAGATCCAACTGCATCTCCATAAATTAATCTAGATCTATTTGAATCATAACCACTTGCCACTGGAACTTCAGCAATATCTTTGCCTGTAAGTTTACCTGGTCCAGCAATCGTTCCTACATTATTTGTGTATGTATACGTTGTGTTTGGAACAGATTGTTTACCTACATTTTTTGTTATAATTAATCTATTGTAATCTGGTGATTGTTTAGAAGTAGTATGAAACCTTTGTTTTACCGCTAAAGAATAATTAGCCTTTTTACCAAATCCAATCGCATTAAGAATTCCACTTAAAATTCCACCTCCAGCTATACCAGTATCTCCTGCCTCAAAAAGTTTGCCAGCATTTAAATACAAATCATATGTTTCTTCATCAGCACGATACTTAGCATTCCATGGTTGTTTAGGAGGTAATAGTCCACCTATAGCTGTATTGTTCTGTATAAATTTTCCTACACCTGATAAAAGTTTCTTGAAGAATCCTCCGCCGTTTCCTTGTCCAACCAACTTAGTATATCTAGGAGCATTATAAGCACCAGTAGCAGTTCCCCCTCTTAGTAGTCCTTTTACATCACCACGTGCAATAGGTGCTACAATTTTACTTGTTCTATCACCACCACCTAGAAAACTTGTAAACGTAGCAAGTCCAAATCCACCACTAGCTTCACTAGCAACAGAAGAACGAGGCGGTGCTGGTTGAGATGGAGCGCCTCCAAACAGACCTCCAATAGTAGACGTTATTTTTCCAATGCCCAGACCATTTACAATACCGCCAATCGCATTTGACGTATCAACGTGACGTGTGGGATTTTCTACTAAACCAAATGACGCCGGTTTTAAAGCAGCAATATATGGAGATAGTGGATTATATAATTTAGTTTCGTCAAATGCTTGAAATCCTTGTAACAACAATTGTTGTGTTAAAAATTTAGTACCATTTTTAGAACGTAAAAAACTTCTTACTAAATTGGCATCTTGAGCAGCAGCTCTAGTTATGTTTGTAATTTTTCTATCACGCTGACCTTGATTTGGATTTTTATACTGAAATCTATTTCTTAAAGCATCGGCTAATCCAAGATCTTCTGGTTTGTTAACAGAATAAATTTGTTCAGCATTACCATTGCTTTCAAATAATGCTCTTAATTTACCAGGCGATCTTATATTAATAAAATCACTTCCTGGAATTTGAAGACCCGCACCCTGTACTTGGGAAAGAGTTGTAATCTGTCCACCGCCTCCAGTATTTCCTTCTAAAAATGTTTGACTGTTTGCCATTTTGTATAAGTATTAGAATGTTGCTTGTCCAAAACTCCCTCTTGTTACAGCTGATTTAGCAAGAGCATAGTTAACTTTGACACCATCTAAATTAACACCAATACCACCATTACCTAGTGCGGTTATTAATTCATCAATTTTATTTACTATTTGTTGATTGCCAGTGGAAATTACTTCCATTAATTTATCGTTTCCTCCTATAGATCCTTCACCAGATTCGCCACCAGCACCACCCAATCCTAACGCTTCACTAGGAGCACCTAATGCTGGTACGCCAGGTATCTTAGCAACTGTGTTGTTCCAGAATAATCTGAATGGCAATGTTAAAGCATCTAGTATGAGTCCAGCAACTGACTGAATTCCTTTTAATATTCCAAGTGCTAATTTTGATGGGGATTTGCCGACAAACATACCGGCTATCCAATCATACGCATCCACGAAAGGTTTTAAGAAAGTATCATACAAAGCCCCTGCTATCGCTTCGAAACCTCCTAAGATACCATCTGGAGCTTCTTGCCATCTTTTCATTAAGTTTCCTATTAAAGAAAAAGCACTTATTACTAAACCAATTGGTCCAAGTAATTTACCTATGAAACTAAGGCCCTTGACAAATATACCAAATGAATTTGACATCGATACAGTTGCAGCCCCAAGCGATTTGACAAATCCAGCACCTCCACTGAAAAATCTAGAAAATACACCTATAGCTTTAGGAATCATTTTCCATAGTTCGAGACCAGTAACAAAGAGTACAGCATTGCTAAAAATTTTCATTCCCGCTACAAGTCCAGGAAAAATCTTAATAGCTAAATCTAACAGTGGTTCAACAAAATCCATAACTGGTCCGGCTAGCTCAGATATTAATTTATTAAATTTATTTTGAAGTTGAGCCATTCTTTCTTGATTCAATCTTTGTTTGATTTGTTGTTCAGCAATTTCTCCTTCACTCTGTGCTTGTTCCTCTTTCATTTGCATCAATCTATCATACTCATTAATCAAATCTCTTTGTTCTTGAGTACCAGATTCACGAAGAAGTTGCATATTCTTTTCTGCTTGAAGCATGTCTTGTAATTCACCAACGGTTTTACCAGCTGCTTCAGCATATGCTTTTTGTTGTATTGGATTCAGTTCATTAAATTTAATACCTTTTGTTATACGTAAAATTTCTTTTTCTGATCCTAAAATATCTTTGCTAAATGCTAATTGACGAGCACGATTGAAATCTATATTTCTTCCTAATAGAGCACTTGCTTTTAATTCGGAGTTAATACTACTTTCAAAATTTAATAACTGATCCGCTGATTTTGCGGCTGATTCTAAATTAGTTCCCAACATTCTAGCACCAGCCGCTGCTTTAACTAATTCAACTGCGGTACGACCTGCATATATTCTAGCATTATCACCAGCATCAGCTACATCTTTCATCAATTGATCTAATGGAACTCCAGATGCTTTTGCTAAGTTTTTACTAAATCCTATCATCGCTGTTTGAGATTTAGCAGTTTGATTACTCACACCACCCATGGTTTTTAAAAACTTTGCAGATGTAGCTTCTGATATTCCAAAGTTTTTTGCCAGAGCGGTTACGGTAGTTAGTAACTCCTTGTCTTGGGCAACAATTCCATTTATTTCCGATGCGATAGCTGTTACGGATTTTGCAACATCATCAAATGTTGCACCCATGTCCATGAGATCAAAAGTAACATTTTTTATAGTACCTCTCAACGCATCCATCTCGCCTGGGAAAAATCCAAGGGTCTGTCTAACACTAGTTGCAGCTGTATCAAATGCTAGAAAGTTTTCATATCCTTTTTTAATAATTGCTACAAATGTTGTAGTCGCTATCGCTATGCCTTTTTGTAAAACATTAATATTTTTAAATTTGTTATACCAATCAAGTAATTTATTTTTTCCTTGGTCAAATAAATTGTCTTGTTCTATAGTAACTTCTCCTAATTTTTGAGCTGCTGTGAGTTGATCTTCTAATGCTCTTACAATATCATTCTGAGTGTCTACTTGTTTTTCTAATATGTCTAACTCAGCACTCTCCATCATCATTCTTGTCTTGATGGCATTAATTGCTTGTTCTTTAGCATCATTATCTAATTGAGAATTTAATAGTCTACTAATCTGAGCAGTTGCAATTTTCTTTTGTAATAAAAGTTCGCTCTTTCTAAATTCTAGCTGTGATCTATCTAAATAACCAGACTTAGATTTAAATTCATTTATCTGCGATTGTATTTTTTTGGTGAGTTGTTGACTTATAAGATATCTTTCAACAAGATTTGCATTTTGTTTAGCATTATCTACAATAGTTTTAAATTTATCCGCTGTATCGCCTGTTACTGAATTGATCTCGTCGAATGTATTACGAACAGACCTAGATAAGTCTGTCATGTCCCTAATAGAATTTTTGAGTCTATCGAGTTCTGATTGTCGGATAGAATTTGCCATAATTTATAGTTATATTTATAAATATAGAACTATGTCATTTTAAAACGGTTTATCTACCCTTGGTTTGTTAGTATTTTTGGAAGGTTTTTTTGTAGCATCTTCATAAGATTTACTTTCCTTTTGTTTTATCTCTAACAAAGTTTTATAATAAAAATTACGAAGATATATTGGGAGGTTATACGCAATATCAACATTTAATGCCCCATTAGAAAAATAAGACAGTTCGAATATTTGTTTGTGGAGTGATACCTTATACTCAAGACTCAGGCCAAAAAAACTGTACCGTCATCGGTACATCCATCCTTTCTTCATGAGCGCAATTTGGACACGTGAAATTAAAGGACAAATCTAGCTCAGGAGCCACTTTTCTAACAAAGGTACGTAATGCTGAACTATCTCTCGAAAGTAGCTCTGTATCTACAAATTTATTGATTTTTGACCTATCTGAATCTCCATCTATACTTATAATTAATTTCTTTAATCTGGTTGTTACTTCAGCACTTCCACCGGATTTTAAAAACTTAGAAACAGATTTTACTTCTACGTCGATTTCATCTTCATCTTTAGAAGTTAATAACCTAAAACGAATAAGTTTTTTAGAGTAAGGTAATTCAAATTCAAAAACATTTTGACCTTTTTCAAAACCAGAGAAGTCTACGTCTTTATCAGTTAAAAGACTTAAATTAATAGTTTCTTTAGATTCTTCAGTACATTGTGGACATTTTATTTGTAAAGGACCATAATTATCACCATACGCAAGTCGTCTAGCTGCTACAAACAAAGCATTTTTGTCACATATGAGTAAATCTGACACAGATACGTTTGGAGTAACAATCAAGCTTTCCAGTAGTTTATCTAAAACCACTCCTTTTTTAATAAGATTTTGACTAGTTAGAATATCTTCTTCTTTTGCTGTCATCATCTTTAGTTCTACTGCGCCAGAACTCAAAGGACTATTGCTTTGATAAAAATATCCTTTACTTGGTAAATCAATTTTTTCCGTAGGATATTTTGGAGATTGTGTAGATAATTCAGGTACACTTCTTTGTAAAACAATTTCTTCGTTACTCATATACTAATATATAGAACAAATATAACAATTTTAATTTATTTTAATTGCGGATCACTTTGGAACTGCTTTAGATTTAGCATCATGAGCAGCTTTTGTTAATTCAGAAGCACGTTTATTTATTTTATCCAAGGTGGTTTTATAATCTTTCTCTGACCCCAATATTGCGTTCATAAAACTATCATCTTCTTCTTTTAACATTTCTTTAATGATAGCCATATATCTTTGTTTTTTCAATTCGTTCATAGTAGTACCTTTTAAAATGTGAAAAATCTTTTTAACAGTTCTTTCATCTATATTAGGATAATTAGTTTTAAAATTATTAAAATCATTGTTTTTTAAATCGTTTCTAAGAGTTGTAGCACTTATACTCGATCCGTTTAAATCATCTGTTCTATTCTTGTATACACTGTAAACATCATCTGTTAAATCTGTGACAACTATATTTGGCGGAGCTGTTTCTCCATTTTTGCTGGGAGTATTTTTATATTTTTCAATTGCCAATCTAAATATCTTAGCTCTTTTAGCATCATCTGGGTCTTTAGAACTAGAACCCAGTGCGATAGTTTCTGTACTATCCTTTGGAAGATTAAACACATATTTAAACGCTGCTGTCATTGGATTATCTTCAGAAACAGGTATAACTTTTACTTTTGGATTTTTTGGCAAAGCATTCCAAATAGCAAGACTTTGTTTTCTGTTTATACCTTCACGTTCTGTTGGTCCAACCATTACTAATACCTTATCAACATCACTTCTAGAAGCAAATTTATTAGCTAATGATAAGTGACCATCATGAGGTGGTTTAAATCCACCAGGCATTAATACTGTTATATTATTTTGCATACGATTCTAAATCTTCCAAAGCATCTCTTTTTATAGATTTATATTGTAAATCTTCTAATAAACTTTGATGTTTCTGAATATCTTTTTCTATATAATTTAATTTAATTTTTTCGTCTGACATTTTAGTTTGTTTTGATTGTTTGTAAAACATGTAACAAACTTAAACAATGTGTGACTATATATAATAAATATATTATTTTTTAACAATTCTATTAATTGTATTTAAAGCATTTTTATTCCAAATACAACCAGATGCTACATCCCATCCGTAATACCAAATAGTTTCATCATTAAATCTGGCATCTGGTTGATATGGATTTATTTCAATACCATCATATAATTTAGAAACTTCTGACCAAAAAACATTATAAGAATCATCTTTTTTGGTGTATCGATTTGAAAACTCAAGTAATTCTTTGTAAGTTTTTATTATCAATATTCTATTGACGTTTAATTGTAATTTATAAATGTAATCACCTTCCCAATCAGGCATTTCATTTCTAACCCAGTCAATCCAACTAGTACCAATAGCATACCATAAGCCTCTAGGTTTTGCTCCTCTATCACGTTGCGGTACTGGGAATTTTAAAGGCAAAATTGTTTCTTTTGCCATTACTATTCTATCGTCTGATTTTATATTTGTCATATCTATAAAAAAAGCTCACCACCAGATGAGCTTTTTTACTAACATAATTAAAGTTATATAAATTAGTATTGGAGAATACAATAATCTGGTTGTACTTCTAAACTAATCATAAGGGCATCTCCGTCATTACTCCAGTCTAATTCACCGAAAGCTGCGGATGTAATAAATGCACCTTTTAGTGTCCATTCTTCAACTTTATCGCCAACTGGTCCTAATACATTGATAGTTAAGTCTTTCTTGTAGAAGTCTTGGTAACCATCACGACCAGTCACAGATTCGTGGTGTAGACGTACCCACTCCATTACTGCTTGTGCGCCTGATGGAACAATTGGATCGTATAGTTCCATAGCTACTGTGCCCCATACTGACTTACCTTTATAAAAAGTCTTAATGTTGATGTGATCAAGTTCTTTTGCGGCTTGTGTTAGTGTTGGTCTAGCAACCTTTTTAATAATGAATGAAGGAATGCCGTCACAGTATAATATGTGTCTGTTTTGAACTTTTGGTTCAAAAGCTGTGTAGAAAATTTCTGTTGGGTTTAGTAATTCTGCCATATGTTTTGTCCTCTAATTATGTCTTATGAATATAAATATCACTAAATTTAAATAATCAATGTTTTTTTATATATATTGACCAAAATTATTATACTCTGCTAGATAGTTGTTTATCCGTTAAATTTATAATGGAATCACGGACTTTATCAATATAACCATTACTTCTCAATAGCTTGAATACGAGATTTTCTGTACTATATTCTCCGCCGGAACTTAGTCCAGCTTCTCTCATATTGTAAATTCTTCGAACTAAACTTTTAAGATTCTCAATGTTGGATTCAGTTACAGAACGATCAATGAGATCTTTTAATTCTTTATACTTTCTTTTAATTGCTATTTTATCTATATTAGGCGATTCATACTTCGGCTTAGTGATCCATTCATTTTTAGTAATACTGTAAACTGCTTGACTTTTATTTTCTTCATTAATGTCTTGAATGTATAGTTCTACCGGATGTTCGTTGATGTATATGTCATGAAAATTATTCCATTTATTTTTATATCCATCAACTGCTTTTTTAACTAAGTCAGTATTTTCGTCTATTTTACTAAAATCTATAATTATATGCAAGTCTAGATCACTAGTAGGAGTCCAATTATAACCTGCTGAACTACCTAATAAAACAATATCTTCAATCGGTACTTCCAATTCTGTTTCTTTATAAAACTCTCTAGCAATTTTATATAATTGTTCAACCACTTCTGGTTTTAAAATATCATTATTGAATAACTCTGGATTTAATATACTATTATAAATTCTATGAGATTGTTTTACTCCTAATATTTCTTTCAGCTTATTAATTGTATCCGTTGAATTTTTATGTAGAATGCCAATACCACCAGCATTTTGAAATTCAGCAATATTATCTTCTCTATCATCGATAAGAATAGTATCTTTTCCAGCATACTTAGCTTTATCTTGTCTATTGTCAACTAAATGTTGCGTTAGATTAATATTCTTATTCTGTAACCAAGTTTGTTTTCCTTGTTTACATTGGTCGTCCGTAGAATGACTGAGTATCTCTGTAGGAAATTGTTTTAGAAAATTGAATAATATCTTACCATCTTTAGTCCATGGCATATTTTCATAAAACAAAGGACTATTCTGTTGAACTAACTTCTGTCTTTTTTCTTTACCGAAACGACTATCAAATGCCTCAACTGGATATCCAAATTTTTTCTTGAACTGACCTTCCCAATCAGCAATAACACCATCCATGTCGAGATATATTTTATACTTAGTATTTATCATTCCCTAATAAATATTATATAAAGTAAGTGTTTTTACTTTTTTATGAAAAGATGGTATATAATTTTACCTAATTGAGCACTAAATTTTCTTACTCTATACTCAGGCATCTCCCAAAAGAAAGCATGTGTTATTTCTTCAATCAACACATTTAATTTTCTTTTGTTCTGCAATTGTTTTCTTATATAAATTTTTGCTTCGTCACTTTCTGGATCAAAACACAATCCATCAGCGACATACATAGTTTTAAAAATTATAGGAATTAATTGATTAAGGTGCGTTTCAACACACAATTCTCTTTGCTTAGTAAGCTTGCTCTTTTTATATAGCTTATTACTATTAGTTTTAAGCTTAGCTTGTTTAGCTTGCTTAGCTTTTAAGCATTTACTTCTAGCATTCATAATTAATATATAGAATAAAAGCACTAACTAAAAGCACTCAATAGCGCTGCTTATACTTTATATATTTAGGATGTCAAGAAAATTCGTGGATAGGCCTACAGAAATATCTAATTTTATTTTTCCTCCTTGGTACTTTTGTTCGTATAAATCGCAAAAAGAAAGATCTTCGGAATTGAAATCAGAATCCAACAAAGAGTTGTATAGAATATTATCGTCGTAAGGCTCAAACCTTACTTTTGTTCTAGTTTTCACATAATATAAATATCAATTACTGAGCCGTAGATGGTTTAAAAGTTCCATCTTTAATATTCAACACACCATCTCCATACTTGTCACTTAGTGATTTCAAAAGCGCAGTTTCTTCTTTTTGAATATCAGTCCAAGCTTCAAGAATTTGTTTTTTGATATTTTCAATATCTTCCAATTGTTGCTTGGTATCAATATAAGCTAATTCATTCTGACCTAAATCGAAGATTTTTTGTTGATATTTAGCCTGGAGTTCAGCAATCTGCTGCATTTCCTCATCATTAAACTTTATAACATTTTCTGTAGTCATATAACAATATATAGTAACTTAATACTATACACCAACTTTATTTATTATCGTCTTTTGATAACAGTTCTCAACTTATCAACATCTTTACGTTCAGCGTGTACTAAATAATAGTAATTATCTGTTTTCTTACCAGACCATGGCAATTTAAGTTTTTGATACCACGCGTCATTTCTAGTAACACCCAGGTAAATCTTATTATTTTCGATTTTCTTAATATAATAAATAGCAGGATTATCAACCGCTGAGACGTTCACTGATATCGTTGATTCATCCACAAGCCATGTCCAATAATCAGGCAAATCAATCACTAACTGATCTGTACGACCACGAACAAATACAGCATGTTCTGGACCCTCCAATGTAGCATGAACTAGAGCTTTACCTGGTTGAGTAGCGTGGTCAATAACGAATGATTTTGTCGAAGCAGCAAATGATCCACTTACGTGCATTGTAAACTGAGGATCAGTTCTACCAACACCCACTCTACTACCAGTTACATATAGAACTGGCAAATCACTATCAACACTAGCAACTCTAAACGGTGTAACTGATCCACTAGCTATTAATGTTCTTTCAACAACAACATCTCTAGCAACAGTTAAATCATTTTCGATGATTAAATCATTTTGTACCGTAGCATTTAATGTAGAAAACGTATCATTTACTAATATCGTGCCAGCCACCAAACTATTAACATCGGCGTTACTAGCACTCAAACTACCGCTTAAAACTAAACCTTCAGATCTAGGTGACCAATTACCAGTGGATGCGTCATAAACCATGAATGCTCCGGCTGATACCGAACCAGAAAAATTACTTAAATCTCCAAATGCTTTAGGTTGTTCAATATCTACAAATATTCTTCCAGCTGATCCATCTATCTTGGAAACATAACCAAGTTTTATTTTATCTTTAGGAGCAAGAGGTCGAATTGATGTAATTGAACCAGAAATCGTAGAACTTACATATAAAGTATCTCCGTCAGAAAATCCAGTAGATGTATTTAATCCACTTAAATATCCTTGTGTTATAATATTGCCTCTAGACCCAGATGTAATATTCTGAGAAGCAATACCCACAACAGTACTTAATGAGCCAGAAACTGGATCTGGGATTTTAGCAACAGCTTTACGAACAACAATGTCACCTGATAAAGCAGTTGTAGTTTCGACCACTTCACCCTTCAAAATATCTTCAGATGCAACAACAGTACTTAAATTATAATTTGTACCACCCTCCGAAGCATATGACGATGAAACAGCATAAGAAGCAGAATTAACGGTCAAAGAAGAAGTAAGTAAAGTACCTAAATCTCTATTGCCGTTAAAAAATAATACAGAGCCAGAGACGGGAGTTATTTTTGATTCAACAAATACACTTCCGCTATATTTTGTAAGTAATAAATCTTTGTCAAGAAAGCTCATATATTATAATATAAATAGATTATTTCTTAATTATATTTGATTAAAATGTAATCAATTATAAAAATGATTGAGCTATCCTTTTATATTCCGATACTGGAGGCAGTTTTGATCTAATTTCTTCTAGAATTTTCTGCTCCTTTTTGTCTTTAGCTTTCTTAATTTTTTCCAGTGTAATTATTGTTTTCTGATCCATATAATTTCTGTATCCTTAATGTCAACGCACCTTTTCCTTTAATAACTCTGTGATACGTTTCTCTAGGTATAAATATTGTTTCTTTTAACAAAATGGGCAAACTATTATCTAATTGAAATTCCCATCCACCATCATTGTTAACCACTTCGATAATTCTGTCCTCTTTATCTAAGTGCCACTCCAACTCATCTGAAGATATATCTGACTTAAATTCTCGTATAAAATTGTTATCCCCAACATCGATTTCTGTATATGGTTTCATACAAATCCTACCAATATTTACCTTTTCCCTTGTTACCAAGACTTCTCATTCTGTGACTTCTACAACTCCAATATCCAGCGGTAGTCTTATCTTTCTTCTGACTACACTTATGTCTAGCAGCAAAACTTTTTCTTCTAGCAGCACTAGATCCTTTAACTTTCAAGTTTGGATCTCCAAAAGTAACTTTAATAACGTTTCCCCTTTTATTCTTCACATACACAGCATATTTTTTAGGTCCGCCTGGTGTTCTAAATGGTTTATTCAAATTCACCTTTTTACCTTTATATTTTGCTTCCATAATTATATCTTCTTCGATTTCCACTGGAGCATCCAAATATACTTCACGACCTTCAAAGATTGCTTTTTCACCTAAATCACTTTCGACTAATTCAGCATCAGCATCACATAACTCTATCAAATTCTTAAAATATAAATCACGAACTTCGCTAATCAATTCAAAATACGATTCACTATAAGTTCTAAAAATAGAATCACTTAGAGATAATTTTTTTGTCAAATGGTATTTTAAATTCGGACTAACTTCTACTTCTTCAGTCAAACACATAGAACAAATTTCATTTTTATTGGATATAATGTTTCCCGTTCTATATGATATCTCTTTAAATAAATCTTTGAATTTCATAATAATAAATATTAAATTTTATTTTTCCTAACCAATAAAGAAAAAAGTAAAATGCAAATGGGCGTCATGCAGAACATCCATAAATAAGCAAAATGTCTTGATGATATAGGTTTATCTAAATCATTAACATTTTTATCTTCAACAAATATACGTTCATCTCTTTCTGCTTTTTTGTCCTCTTGCAAATATTCTTTCTTATCAGATTTGAGGGGAATGCTAATTACAGAATTTTGTGATGGACTAAACACTAAAACTTTTTTTTCATTCGTTTTTTCAATTGGTTTAACAGATGACTCCAAATCAGATTTTAATTGATTCGATTCAATAACGTCACTTTTCAAACGTAAAACATATGGAACATCTGGATCTTTAACTAAGTTTTTTTTGTTTAAAAATACACTACCAAAACCTCCACCCGATGAACAACTGGTTAAGAAAATTAATATAAATATAACAAAATTTTTCATAGTTTACTTAGTGGAAGAAACAGTTGAACTCCCAAAATAAAAACCAACAATAGCAGTTAATGTCTGTCTGACTTCTGGGATCATTAAATAACCATCTATTCGAACAAAATATGTTTCTGGACTACCACCAAATAATCCAAAAAACCACGTACGTGCGGCTGAATCCACTTGAACATAAATAGGTTCGTTTAATAATGATAAAACGAATGGAGCAATTATCACGCCGAATAACGTGCTAACAACTATAAGTCTCCTAACCCATTTACCAGCATCAATAGAAACGCGGTCAACAGCTGCATTTCTAGATTTATCAAGTGCTTCTATACCTTGTAAAGCTAATTGAAAGTTATCGTGCCTTTCCTTTGCACGTTGTGCTGCATATTTAAATATAAAGCCTGTTATACTACCCGCGGCCATAGAAATTAGTTCGACTGGAATCATACAAATATAAATACAATATAGAATTATAATAAATTGACAAATATTCTGTATCATTTAGACTTAAATTGTGAAAAACTCTGAATATTGTGATACAAATTTAATTCATTTGAAATCTATCAATAAGTCCGTAGCACGAAATTTGATTGAAAAACATCATTATTCACATAAATGGACAAGTTGCACTGTAGCATACGGAGTTTATTATAAAGATGACATCAATAATGATTTTTTCAATACCGATGAATACAAATTAATTGGTGTGATGGTTTATGGAAATGCAGTTGGAAGAAATGCAAGTACCAGTATAAGTCCTCTTTTAAAAAACGAAAACGTGTTTGAATTGACACGTTTATGGATAGAAGATGGATATGGAAAAAATATGGAGAGTTTTTGTATAGCAGAAAGTTTCAGACAATTGAATATAGAATTTCCAAGAATTAAATGTATTCTAAGTTACGCTGATAGTGAAGCAGGTCACACTGGAACTATATATCAAGCAACTGGATTTTTATATCAAGGAGATAATTATGTAGATGTAGCTCTAATGCCAAATTATAGTGTTAGTTTAATTGGTCCTCCAAGTTATGAATGGATACATAGTAGAAGTGTGTATGCTAGATGGAAAACGCACAGTGTAGACAAACTAAAAGAAAGAATTGGAAAAACTTTTTGGAGAAAACGTGAAAGTGGTAAGCATCGTTACATTAAATTTATAAGCAATAAAATTGAAAACAAAAAACTTACTAAGTCATTAAAACATAAACTTCTCCCTTATCCGAAAAATACATCGTTTAAAGAAGAAGTTTATGAAATACTCGTAGAATCAACTAATACGTTTTTTTAACTAAAATTATTCTCCTGACTCTTCGTGGTGTTCAGGCCAATCAAAACCAATTGTAGGAGCATTCCAGATTGATTGTAAAGCTCTTTCTCCACCAACACTAGCATTTAAACACGTTAAAATCAACATCGCTTCCGAAGCAATTTGTTCTCTTTCTTTCTCATAACCTGGTATGATAGTTAACTCCCACTGAGATGAATCATCTGTATCGTGTTTATTAATTCCGGTCCATGGACTCGATACATAATCTAAAGAATATTTTCCATTGTCTTTAGGTGAATAGGTACAAATAGCCACTTGATTGGAAAACGAATTTAACCATTGTGCTGTAATACCGCCCGCGTGTTTTAATAATACTGTTTGTTCAAATCTGTTCATATGAATATATATGCGCCTTCAAATCAAAAAACAAAAAAGGCTCGGCCTTTTGAGCCGAGCCTTGAATATTACCCTTAAACCATAGACTATACGGTGTCGAGATCAGAGATAAGAACCTTACCGTAGAACTCAGGACGAACAACCTTCTTAGCGTAGCGGGTCATAACACCTCTACGTGGTGTGAAGTTTGTTGGATCGTATACCAATGGAGTTTGGATGAGCGGAATGTATGGAGCATATACCGCACCAGTTTCCAAGAAGTTAGAACCACGGAAACCAACAAGAATTGCATTGTCGGTCATGTATGGGTTCTTGTAAACTTGGAATCTACTTGCGAAGCTACCTACACGGCTTACACCCATTGCGAACTTAGCTTGATCGCCATCCGTGTTAACAACATAGCCTGGAATAGATTCAAGGATTGTTGCAACGTCTGGTGAACATACCAAGAAGTTAGCACCACCACGTAATGTCAATTGATGAATCTTATTGGATACCTTTTGGATCTTGTTACCAAGAGTTTGGAACCAAGTAGATTTGACATAAGCGGTACGATTTGGAGAAGCGTCGATGTTTCTTGTGAAACTAGCTCTTCCAGTTGTAGCGTTTACGCTCTTGGTGTATTCAGTACCGATTTGGGCAGACCAAGCTTCGGTTGTGCTACCAAGAACAGACTCATTTAGCATGTCGAGGATTTCAAGGTCGATTTCCATCGATACATACTCAGACAAGAGAGCAGTTAATTCTGCTTCTGCGTCAATGCTGTGATAAGCATTTAAGTCTTGAGCAAGTTCTGGGGTCCAGACTGCTTTCAACTTACGAGTTTTAGCAACGATTGGTTCACTCTTGAGTTCCAAGTTAACTTCTGGGATGTTAATGTCAATACCAATAGCTTGGGTTTCAGTAAATGCAGAATTACCAGAACCTTCACCAGCAGTCTTACCATCTTCGAAGTCACCGCGAGCATCATCAGTTGGTTGGATCGTGTAAATAACAGATCCAGATACTGTTGGAGCTGCAACTGCGCTAGATTGACTTACGAACAAGTGTACACGATAGTATGGGTTAGCCAAACTACCTGTGTTATCAGCATAGGCGTAAGTGTTTAACATTGTGTAATTAGTAGCATTGGCTTTCTTGGCTTGGAAAGAACGTACAGCGTTTAAGTCAACGTTGTACATATATCCATTAGCAGCAGTTGCTGTGGCTTGTGTATTTTCATCAACATTAATTGTCAATTTAAATACACCCTTAACAAAACCATTAGAACCTGTATTTAACAATGCGAATTGGGTTTCACTTAAAGAAGCAGAAGCAACAGTCCAGAGACCATTTGTAACAGCCCCGTTATTACTGCTAGCACTTCTTTCAGAATAAGCAAAACTACCTTGACCATACAAACCTTTAACAGCTTCGTCTGTAGAACCTAATTTCTTTTGGTTACCACCGAATAAGCTATCACCAGCTGTATGACCTAGACCATTGTTTCCATATTTGAAGTCCAAGTAGAAGATAAGACCAGAAGGAAGATTCATTGGTTGAACCGATACGAATTCCTTAGCTGCGATCTCAGCAAATACACGTCTTACTAATGGAAGAGCAACGCCTGCCCATTGTTCACTATTAGCGGAAGTACCAGTTGTTGAAGCTTCGTCCAACAATTGTTTAGCTTGGTTTTCCAAAAGGATGGACATGTGTGCTTTTTCAACACCATTTATACCTTCAAGAAGACCAGTCTTGTCCCACTTGCTTTGTAGTCCACGGGTTTCTTGCATTAACTTAGCCTGTGGATTCATATTATTTGTTAGTAGACTCTTTACGTCCATATTATTTCTCCTATCTATTATTTTTTTGGTTTTACTCGCAAACTAAATTACCTTACAATTCCAGCGAGTTTTTGGAATCGAGAGGCCATGTCATCAGCTTGAGGCTCTACAATGTTAGCTTCAGGCTTTGTACTGGATACTGGTTTGCTTGCCAAACCTTCGGTGATAGTTGAGACAGTTGCATTAGTTTTTTTCTTGGCAACCGATCCACCGGCATTAAATGATTCGGCTAAAACGGTATACGCTAATTTAATCTCACGTAATGTTTTGGTTAAATCAAACGTATTGATAACCTTGAGTTTTTGACTCTCAGTTAAATTCTTTCCTTTGAACAATTTGTTGGTGAAAAGCAATTTAGCATTCAAAAGATTAGTTTCTTCCAATACACCCTTCAAGTACTTAACGGTTTCTTGGTGTTCACTTAGTTCTTTTTTCAATTGTTCATTTTCTTCATTAATAGCGAGAAGAGCATCAGCCATCTCATCGATACTTGGTTCAGATCCATCGCCATCTTCCGCAATTTCTTCACTGCTGATATCAGCGGCATCTTCACCAGCATCTTTTGCTAATTTAGAAATCTGATCTTCGTCGTCTCTGATAGCAGCAACATCATGTGCCATACCATGTCCTTCGTTAGTTTCAGCTTCTAGTTCAGCGATTAATGCTTCTAAGTTGATTTCTTCTTCCTCTTCGGCTTCAACTTCTTCCTCTTCAGCGATTGGTGCTGTTTCGGCTACAGTTTCTTGACCTTCTAGTTCAGCAAGAATTTCATCTAACTCTTCGCTAGTAATTTCTTCGCTCTCTTCAAGAGCAGCATCAAATTCTTGTTTTCCAGCTGGAACCGTATTCTTGCTTGCAGCAGTAGATGGTTCGACTGGACGTTGACTTGAGACAGTGTTACCACTATCTTTACCGATACCAGAAGAATCTAAGTTTTCGTCTACCTCAGTGGTAGGTTCAACAGATTCCTCTTGTTGTTCTGATTCTTCCTTGAGTTTCTCAGCAAACATTTCTTTCATGCTCTTTGCAAAGTTTTCCTCAAGAAAGGTTTTAGCATTAGCAATAGCAGTTTCACGAACAGCTTTTGCGTCTGCGATGCTTTCCTTTAATAGATCGCTCATGATATAATTATCCTTTCTTATTTTTTGTCGTGAAGTTATTGGAGAACTCCAAAGAAGTTAAATTGCAGTAGACACCAAACAATTGGTGTATTTTAAAATAAATATAATTAAAATTCTAAAAATGCAAAAAAAAATTATATTTATTGGTATATGCCTGCAAAAAGCGAAAAACAAGCAAGACTGTTTAGATTAGTACGTGGAGTACAAACAGGTAATATTCCGTTAAAAAAGGTATCAACCAAAGTAAGAAAAATGGCAAAAGATATAAAACCAAGTGATGTAAAAGATTTTACTAAACTCAAAGAAATACTCAAAAATCTTAAAGAAAATGAGTATAGTATGAGTAAAATGAGAGAAGTTCCAAATCAAAGTCTTAAACAAGTACTAAGTCAAAATGGCGGAGTTCCATTTGATAAAAAAGAATTATTATCTTTTCAAAATAAACAAAACGGGTTTGGTGGTATGGGTAGAGTTAATTTCGTTCATAAAAAATCTACGAATGAATTATCTGCCAATGTTTTCAATAACGGAACATCAAAGACTTATGTATTTAAGAAATTAAAAAATAATGAAAATCCTGGTCTTTATAATTACGGTTGCTTTGTAGGAATAGTTGGATCAGATGCGGATGACGATAAATCAGTTGAAAATGTCGCATACGCACTCAGTAGTATATTTGACAACAAAGATGAAGTAAAAACTAAAGTATTATCAGACTTCATAGATAGAATTAACGCATATGGACTATAAACCAAACACAATAAAATTTAAAGCATTCTTGAATCGTGCTGATAATGAAGACGAAGATTCAGTAAAAGAATCTAGATATAATCTTTCTGATATTGAAAACCCCAAAGGATGGAAATTTAACGAAATCGATACTTTAGGAGACATGGGATTCATAATAAACAGTGAAGACGAAATGACTTGCGAAGTCGAACTTCAAAATCTAGAAGAAGATAGTAAAAAAGTAAATATAAAAGCATACAAAACGAATGAAGGTTATGTATTAGAAACTAATCGAAAATATGTTTTTGAAACTTTTAAAAAAATGCTTGAGTATATAGACTCAACTCCTTCTTTAAATATATAAAACAAAAAAGCCCTTCTTTTGAAGGGCTTTTTCTTGCACACATAAAGTTATGTATTAGTCTTGATATGGAGGTTGTTGGTGTGTCTGAACAATAGGTCTTGCACCTGGCAATTCAGAGTTTTCTTCAACTGGATCTGCAATTTCAAAATAACGTTCTAATTTTAAACCAATTTCTTCATATAACATTTCTAATTGGTGTTCTACTTCTTTTATTTTGTTTGCTTCTTCAACTAGCTTATTTGAAAGTTTTTTTACTTCTTTCATATCACGTTCTACCATCTTTGCCTCCATCCACTCTCCACATTCACGCAAAGCATAACGTTCTGCTAAGTTAATTGCTTCTGAGATTTTAGCAGCAGTAGCATAAATAGCTTCCGCTTTCAAAGCATTACGATATTCGTTGTACGCTTTTACAGTCTCACGGAGTTTAACTTTTTCTTCTTGCGCCAAAGGTTTATACGCTTCCTCTGGAGACATACTTTCAGCTAATTTCTTAAACTTTATCATATTACATTAAATTGATTGTTAATAATAAATATTATAATTCTGATATAATATCGTGAATAATTCTTTCTACATTAGCATAAGGATTAACAATATTATTTGTGACTGGAACAATTCCTTCGTTTATTTTTCCACCTGGATACATAAACGCACCTTGTGTAGATGGATTACTTACAAAATCAAAAGCAATCAAGTCAAAGTCGTCTTGAACAACATCTGCACCTTCATGCATATCTTTTTTAACACTACCTAATCCTCTACTACTTATGCCTAATAAAATACCAGCCTTTAATAAATCTTTTAAGATGTTACCACTTGGTGTTGGTAAAATTTCAACTGTACCAACTAAGTCTTTTCCATCCCAACCCATGTCAACAATATTATGACTGACATTTTTAAGATTAACAACACTGCTCTCTGGATGATCTAATTCGCCCATAGCTCTACGTTGTTTAACAAAGTTGTCCATGTATTTGTCAGACTCACGCTTTAAAATTTCTTCTGGGTATACTCTACCATTTTGATTTTTGTGATCAGCACGTTGTAATACGCCTGTTACTAATAATTTTCCATCACTCAATGATTCATTAAGTGACGATTTTTTAAACTCAAATGGTAATACATCAATAAGTACGGTTTTCATAGTATTTCTAATTCAATTGATCTAAATGTTTTTTAAAAGTAAATTCTGCCAAAGGTTGGTCAACTGGTTCTTCTTTTGGTTTAGCAATAGGTTCAGGTGATGTTACAACGTTATCACTTCCAATCGCAGAAGCATCTAGATCAACTAAAGCTTGTGATTTAGCAATTTGATATTTATCTTTAGGTTTCACATCAGCAGGACCTAATATTCTAATTTTATATCCAGGCTTCAAAAAGAATTTGGAAACTTTTTGTTTGTTTTCTTCACGGCCAACCACAATAATAACGTATCTATCGTAGTAATAATCAATTGCAACACCTGTTACATTAACAGTATAATCCATTTCTGGTTGTTTATATCCCTTAGCGGCGCGAATAACAACCTTCTTATTTAAAATTTGATCTTGGATTTTCTTCTGTAAGTCCAACTTTAATTTCTCTGTACTATTTTTTAATTTAACATCAAATGCAGTGAAATCAGGTAATACATTATAAGTTTGTACATTTACTGAAGGCGTGGGAGTTTGTTGAGGATCTTTCACGATCACCTTCTCTTTTTCTTTCACCTTCACATCAGGTTCTATTTCTGCTTCCAATGTCATATATTTAGATACTCCAATTCCTTCTTTAACAATAGTTTCTGTAGTAGGCAGTTCACATTGCTTGTAACCATCCAAGCCTGGGTCCATTTCTGGATCTCCGTGTTGAATTAAACCATTTTCATCTTCCCAAGTTGATACTAACCCGATATCTTGTGCAGGTGTTACATATGCTGGTTCACTGTACACTTGATTTTCTAAAGCATATTTGGGACTTCTTTTAACAGGCTTAGCTAGTCTATATCCCAATTGTGTGGCAGCTCTTACATTACCAGGCCCTCTGGTTGAAAAAGCAAATGGAGTCATATAGGCTCCAGCTGCACTACTAGTAGATGCTTCTTTAATTCTAGTTAATACGGCTGATTTTATTTTATCAACCAGCTCTGGAGACAATTTGGAAAGTTTATCGGCGTGATTATCTAACCATGTATGATATTTATCATTACATGCTTCTTCATTCTGTCGATAACTCTGAGCATATTTTTTTACAATATCTCTAATTTCATCGATAGATTCTTTAAGAAGAGACCTTTTCATTTTTTAGTCTATCAATTTCCTCAATCAATTCATAAGCACTTAAAAGCGCGGATAATTGATTTTCCTTGACTACACCAGTAATTACTTTACCAGATAGTTGAGAAACGGTCTCATTTAACTTAATTTTAATTACATCGTTTTCAATAGATGAAGTCGAATCTTTTAATGATTCAGAGACACGTTTGTATTCTTTATTAACATAATCAGTAAACTTGTTTGTATTTGAAACATTTGTAATATATTGTTTCAATAAGTCTTTCTGAGATGATAACAAAGAAGAATATTTCTTATTGAAGTTTTCAATCAAGAACTTATATGCTAATAATCTAACTTCAGGTGTTTGAGAACTATATACATCTAAAGACTTTTCATCAACTCGACGTTCTTTAGTTAAATTTTCTACTACACATTCCTTAGCCTCAATAATTTCTTTAACTTCAAATTTTGACTCGCCTGGAGATTGATCTTCAAACAACTTGTAAACAGAAGCATAAAGTTTGTAGTTAGGAATCTTATTTTTAAGAAATTCATCGATGTTATATTTTTCTTTGATTTCTTTAATAAGATTATACTTTTGTTTTTCCAACTCACGTTCATTAAGTTTAGAACGTGTGTGTAAGACGACATTTAAAATACGATCAGCAGACTCCACACTTTTAGATGTCTCGTTTACAATAAAATTATATAATTGAAATTCTTTTCCAAGTACGGTGCGTTCATTAAAATAACGAAACATCAAATTTTTTGTAAAAGATTCGTCACGACCGGCCAATATATCTGCTGTAATCTGACGAGTCAACAATTCAAACAGCACCCCACTGTTTTTGAATTTTGAATGTTTAGCTTTCTTTCGCATATAGTTCTTTATTATTTATAAATATAATTAAAAATAAAAAATCTTCGGTAATTGTTTATTCTTTAATATTTATTTCATCCATGTAAGACCCTGATGATTTTTCTTTGGTCTCATTCAACATAGATTTATGTTGTTCTAGTTCATCTAATATAGAAGATAATCCCTCAAGCGATAAAGGAGATCTACCTTTATATTTATGAGATACACTTCTATCAGGTTCCGAATTTAATTCCAGAGAACCTAATGGATCTTCGCCAAATCTATAATCATTAGCTTTTTTTCTTCCAGTTTGGTCTCTATCCCGATTTTTTTCTTTTTCTTTTGCTGCTTTTTCACGTTCATGAGCAGTCAATTTCGTTTTTTCAGTTAATGTAGGTGTTTCTTCTTCGCCACCACCCCCAGCTGCTGGTTCAGTTTCGGCTCCACCTTCAGGCGTTTCTTCGCCAGTACCACCAGCAAGATCTCCTAAGTCCCCTTCTTCCCCACCTTCTTCTGGTGCTCCTTCTCCGCCTTCTTCGTCTTTAGATTTTAAAAATGCTAATGCTGGATCATCACCTTCTTCTTCGATCTGTTTAAATCGATACATTCCTTTAGCATCATCAACCAGTTGTTTTTGCATTGTAATCATGTCTTGGTCAGACATACCAAATACATTTTCGTAAATCCATTTCTTACTAAACAGTTTTTCTTGCTGCATAGCTTCACTAACTTCAACTTTACTTTTCCAAACATCGAGTTTTTCTTTTTCAAAGATTGTAGATGGATTTGTCAATTCTAAACTAAAATCAACAAGAGCCTCATCACGATATCCTTGACTATATAAATGAACTACTGCTATTTTATTTAATTCACTAACAACGATTCTTTGGAGTCTTTGAATTGTTCTAGCAAAACGAATATCTTCAGCTGCTAATGTAGCTTTACCGCTTACAGTTTCATCATAACCCAAAAATGCTTTAGGTATTTTAAGAGCAGCCATCATTTTATTACGTAGATATTCGATATCATCTGTACCTGTCCACTCTAGACCTGGCAAATTATCTATAGCAGTACCACTATCACTACCACGAACTGGTAAGAAAAAGTCTTCGACCATGTTTTGTAAATTAAATCGAAGATTATAATCACCAGTATTTTGATCTAGATATGGAGTTTTTTTCATTTGACTAATGATTCTCTCCATGTGATTGTCCACTTCATTTGGTGGGATGTTACCAATATCTACTTTGAAAATACGTTTTTCTGGAGCACGCATGATACGATGAATCAACATTGCATCCTCCATCAAACTTAATTGTTTCCAGACACGTCTTGCGCCTTCTAACATACTTTTACCGTATGGCAGAAAGTTACTATCACTTAGTAGTCTAAAGTGTGCCATTTGGTAATTTTCGAGGTCTTCAATCTTATTACCATAAGGCATATTAACTTGGAACTTTACAAAATTTTTATTAGTTAAATGAGCATTTTCTACACGGGTGACATAGTAAGTACTTAGTGGTTCTACCATATAAACCCCATACTCTGGACTTATATAAAGTCTTAAATAAAAATCACCATATTTAACTAAACTACGAATCCACGACCATAAGTTGAATTCAATGTTTAAAATGTCATAGAATAAATTGTTTAATACTAATTTAACATCATCATTAGTGCTTCTAACAGTGATTACTTCGCCCATTTCATTTCTAGTAGTACATTCATCTGCATATATGTCTAATGCTGCAGCAAGAATTGGGTCCATATCCATTGTATTCGAGACGAAACAACTATCTGTTGCAAAATTTTCATATTTTTCAACTGTTACATCGTATACATCAACTTCGCCAATGTGTTCTATTGAAATAATTTTATGATTCAATGTTGTTTCAACATCTTGTTTGAATGATTTCCAATCATGTCCTTCTGTTTTTAAACGATTTTGAAGAGTGGAGTGATCACAATGTATATGTTTAATAAAATCCCAAAGATTAATTTTAGAATATTCTTTATAATATTCGTATGCTTTTTCTTTAACATTATCAAAAGTTATATCATCTCTATATTTTGGATTTTTATTTCCATTTTGATTTCTATTTTTAAATACTTCCTTTAAAGTATCTGATCTCTGTTTATTTGATTCATCGGTATGTATTTTTCCATAAAATGGATTATTTTCTCCCTTTCTTTCCCCATTCCAATGATGAATATTTCTATTAATATAATTCGGATGTGATCTCAACTTATTTAGTTGTTTCTCATAATTTTCTTTACCCCATAACGCATTTTTATTATATTCAGAATGAAATTTTTTGTGTTCTTTCCAATCCATTATCAAAAGATTTTCTGGACTATTATCAGCGCCATTTATATTGATATGATGTACAACCTCTCCTTTTTTAAGAGGTCTATCAAATTGTTCAGCGACAATTTTATGTTCTGATTGCCATCCTTTTGAAAAATTATACAATCTACGATATCTTTTAAACCCGTGTTTTTTATATCCGTATTCTCTTTGATAAAATGGCATTATAGAATCACCAACTCTAAGTTCAAATGTTCGTTTATATGTTCCATCTCGCATCATAAATGGATGTTTAAGACTGGCAATGACATATTGACCATTATCAAATGTTACTTTATATCCTTGACGTTTTCCTTTCTTTTTACGAGGATGATATGCTTTACCTAATTTTATACTGTCTGTTTCATGATCATATGAAAATACATAAAATCTTTCTTGAGGTTTATCTTTATATTTTTCAGCAAGTTCCGCGATCGTGGGAAAAGTTCCATCGGGTAGTGGTACTACTGTATCTGGTCCAACGCAATCATAATCACGAAATAGTTCTACACGGGAACTTTGATAGGATAAATTATAATCTCTGGTATATTGATTATATGATGTAGTTCTTAGACGATTAAATCTGTCTCTTAAACTATTACGATCCGTTGCATAAAAAACTTCATCGGTATCAATTACTTTTAATTTTTTACCACCAACATTTCGAACAACTACATCATTGCTAAATAATCTTTTTAATTTAGCATATAATGATCTGTTTTTTAATTCTTGAAATGATTTATCGTCCATACAGTATTATCTTATATATAAGTATTACAATAACCAGTTTAAGTTTTCTTTTTTCCCATTAACTTCCATAGCCCATGACTCTTCTGGAGATGCTAATATCTTATTTTGCGGCCCTGGTCTTGTTTCTACACTAGTTACTTTTTTAATTCCGCTTAACATATTCTTAGTATAACTTATTTGTTCATTTCTTAGTTTAAGCGCTGTATCACGAATCCACAAGCCTATACTTAAGGACATTACTAAGTCATCGTTATATCCTCTCATAGCTTCTGCTTTAGCTCCATGCCAAATAAAAACATTCAATTCTTCATATAATCTAACAGACTTAATTGTAATAGATTTATCTCTAAAACACGATTCCATATTACTGATAATCAAAGGTCTATTTTTATTTGTAGTTGTAAATCCAGCTATTAACTTTTTATCTTGACGACTGAGTTTATTAGTATAACTGTGTTCAACATCAATTATATTTAAATCTGGAGTACTATAGAAAGTATTTTTATAATCTCTATCAATTATTTGTTGGAGAGTAGCCCATCCTATGTTGTTATTTTCTACAACTAACAATGCGTTATTATATTCTGTGGCCACCGCAACTAACATATTGCCATAATCTTTAGTGGTAATTTGACCTTTGTATTCACCCACTTGTTCCATACTTTCAACATCGAATATTTGAAATGCACTATAGTCACTACTATCACCACGAGCGCAGTCAGCACTTATAATATAGTTTTTACTATAATCGGGTCTCTCCCATATCCAAAAATCACCGCCTGCTCCTCTTTTCTCAATAGGATCAACAACAAACGTAGCTTTATAATATTCTAATGTTTCTACAGATACAACTTGATTACCAGAAGTTGAGAAGTCACAATTGTGTGAAACTATATCATCTACAATAAACACATTACCATTATCTACCTCTACAATATCATAAAGATCTATAGTTTCTTGTATTTTTTTAATACTTGTAACAATTACAGATTCTCCATTTTTACCGTCAATTGAAGATTTTACGGTTAACTCATTTGCTTTTATTTCTTTGTTATCACTGATAAAAACATGTGTTTCTGAACATTTTAATTTTTTATTATTATTAAATTTTATTTCAAAACAAACATCTTTTGTTAATTTACGAATACCGTGGAAATTTCTATATCCAGTTGGGGTAAGTATCTCTAAATTTTTATTTAATTTAAATTCCATTATATTTTATTCTAATATCAAAATTATATAAGTATTTTTAAAAAAATTAAATATTATTAATTATACAATACCCCGAATTATATAAATCTTTTAAAGAAATTGTAAATTCTTCATTCGTATCTTTATCTTTAACTCGGACGACAGATTCTCCCCATATACAATCACACTCCTGTGCCGCGCCTTTTACACCAGATAATTCTGTTTGTCTATCACGCCATGCTTGATCTCGTTCTGGATGTAAATGCCACGGAAGTCTTATTGTTTTAAATCCATTATCGCCAGACTCTGCTCCTATCCACGTTTTATGAAAGAAATTACCCACTCCATTCGGTGTACTCAACACAATTGCTCTACCACCAGTAGATAAGGTATATTGAGCAGATAACCATATTTCTTCAATGCCATCAATAAAAGCAGCTTCATCTATTACCAAAAGCGATAGTGCGGCAGAACGACCAGCAGTTCCAGCAGAAGATACTGCTTTAATCTGAGAACCATTTTTTAAACGAAGACTTAATCTATTATCTTCTACACATTGAACTTTTAACCATGACGGAAGGTTATCGTTAGCAAATCTAACTTTGGTGACAATTTCTTTTGCAGTTTCTTGTGTAATACTAATACAAAGAATATTTTTATCATTGTGAAACGTCATCAACCACAAACTATATGCAGCTGTAAGAGTAGAAATACCCATTTGACGACTTTTCAAGATAATGTTTAGTGGATTATTTACTAAACTAGATAATGCTTCTTCTTGAAAAGGAAATAAATCAAAACTACATGTTCCTTTAATCGGGTGTTGAATCTTCACATACTTCTTCATGAAGTATATTGGATTTTCTACACACTTCTTATATTCTTGTTTTATTATTTCTCTTAGATTTTGACTCATATTCTTTTTCTAATCCATCAATAAGATCATTTATTTCAGTCAATCTATTCTCAAGTATTCCTAAATCTGACGTAACATCTTTTAATATTTTTTCTGCGCTAGTATCGCCTTCCCACTTCTCAATACTGCCATCTTCATTCACAAACTCCAACGGCTTTCCCTTATTTTCTTCACACCATTTTTTAGTTTGTTCAAATTTACTTTTGTGATCTAATAAAGCAGATTTTCCATTTTTTAAATCTCTTAATTTATTAAATATTTCCCAAGTGCCGTCTAACTTCATTCTAGTTTCTTCTTCATTAAAACAATCATAACAAAGTTGAGTTTTCGGCCAAACTCTATCATCTAAATAATTGCCCCAACGAGTATCACAGTTACAAATCCTACATCTCTTTTCATTAATTATTGTAGCTTTCTTCGATATTTTTTTCTTGATACCATTTTCTTTTTTCCATCTATTACCCCTACCATCTTCCCATTCTTCACCCTCTTTTCTACTTTCCAAAGCAGTATTTTCATCATAGCCAACTTGAATAAATGGTCGAGTTCCTTCGACATAATTGCGAAGAATATCTAAATTAGATTTTCCTTTTTTCATAACTTTGTTTAATACGTATTTATTTTATTTTCCAAACTCACTGCCCATGCCTCTTATTAAGAAATTACCTGTAATTTTGTATGGATCTTTATAAATACTTGGATCGCGAATAACAATTCCTTCATGGGAACTTAAATCTCCAATTTCACTTGTAGCTTGTTTTAGTATTTCATCGCCTAGTTTAACTGTAGCAAGATATACAACAGAATCATTAATTAATCTATTAACATCTTTTCCCTCAAAATCTTTAGACAAGTTTTTACTATTAGTTACATTCAAAAACTCTTTTCTTGTAATTAACGGTGTTTCAATTTTAACATCCTTCAACCACTCATTTAATGTTTTAGTAACGGGCAATCCTTCTGGATAAAATGTAATCTTTTCATTTAAAGCACTATTTAATTTAGGTCTACTTTTTAGTTTCGTATCAACACTTCCTAATACTTTAAATCCATGTTTTTTAGCAACCACGTTTAACTTATTTATATAAGATTGCATTACATTTTTATCATAAGGAATTTCAACAGTGCTTCTGCTTTTAACAGATCCGTCTTTTCCAAATGTTCTTGGTTTAATTTCTTTAAGTCCATGAATTGCTAAAAAGTTTCCAATGTTATCATAACCAACAACATTAGTTTGACCTTCGACATATTCTATGTTCAACAGAATATTAGGATTGTCTAATAACCCTAAACTTTTAAGTTCAGATTTAGTTGACGGAATAGCTTCGTCGAAAATATTAATCACCTTACTTCCGATTTTTATAAAACCATGGCCTGGAGCAAATCTATTCGGCAAATCTTCTGGACGCATGCCTTTTAAATCAAATGCTTTGGCGCTACCTCTATCCATAACAAATCGACCATCTACTAATCTAATACTAGAGTTAACACCATCTATCTTAACACTACCACTGTCGCCTTTTTCTAATGATAGAATTGTTTTATTAAAAATATCAATTAACTCCTTGCCATTAGAAGCAAAATCGAATGGATGGGCCATATGTCCTCCTACACCACCCTCTGACAATACTTCTTTTATAATTTTCTTTAAAAGTTTATTAAATTTTATCATATGAATTCGGTTTAAATGTTTTGTCGAATGTAGTAATTGCCTTTTTATAAGATCTTAATGTTTCGTCATCCGCATCTTGTGTATATTGCCAATTCCAGTATAACTCATTCGGAGTATTAAATCCATAAAATTCTAGCACTTCTTTTTGAACATCTACTACTTGTTTTCCTCTCCAGTTTTGACCAATTGCTATAACCCCAGCATCGATATTTTTTACAATATTTCCTTCTCTTAAACTATGAAATCTATTTTCTATCCAAGTTAATCTTTCAATTAATTTTTGATAAAAGCCATTTGCTTGACCCCATCTTATACTTGTAAAAAATACAACACAGTCACTTTCAAATAATTCTTTACTTATTTTCCAAAGTTCATCATTTTTATTATTTATACTAGCCCAACAACGATGATTTCCAGTTGGGTTTTTCTCTTTGTCTTTTAATGACGCATCCTTTATGCCACAATTATTTCCCCATTTAGATGAAACATTTCCTTCACATGGGACTATGTTTAATTTTGTAGTATCAATTAAAGTTACTTTTTCTTTACCTAAAAATTCTTGCGCTTTAATTGCCAACTGCGTACTTTTAGGAATATCTTCTCTGTGTACACTCCGACGATTGCTAGTTGTTAATAACAATACTTTATTTTTACCACTTAAATAATCTATTGTACGTTTATACTTCCGAGCATACAAATCCATATTTTGTTCACTCTGAGGCAATTTAGCTTCTGATAATAAATCTAATAAAGTAATCATTTTAATAAATCCTCGATTTTACTTTGCATTGTTATTCCTCTAACTACTTCTGGTGTTCCACCACTATCTCTATTAAAATAACGTTTGTAATTAGATAAATAAACTTCTAAAATGTCTTTATTAATATTACCGCTTTGAATCATTTTTTTAATAGCTTCTAAGTTATCTACAACTAATTTATTAGTATCATTCAAAACAACATCAATTAATCTGACTAGTTCATCGTAATTACCAGATTCATCCGATTCTTTGATATCATTAAAAATTTTAGAAAAAAGTATCATATATTATAAATATAAACTGTTTATGATTCCCAAACTATTTTTATATCATAACCGAGTTTTTTGAAATGTTCAATTCGTTCATTATCTCTATCCCAAATTTGTTTAGCTGTTAACTTAACATTTTTATGATAGTATTCTGGTTTATATACGTTTGGATTACAATGCCAATAATCACCAAAACATTCTATTATTAGTTTCTTTGAAGGAACATAAATATCGACCGATTTATTTATATCCGACAGATATTCTTCTAATAAAGCATCCGAATATTCTTTTTTAACCTCATCATAAATTCTTTTTTGAAATTTAGATATGGTTTTGCCATTTGATCTAACATGTGGTAAATAAACTGTATACGGAACACCATATTTAGATAAACAAGTTTCTATTGACTTTTCTGTATTGTTGTAATTTTCATCTCCGTATTTTTCAAGTTTTGTCAATTTTACTTTAGATTGACACTTTTTATTAAACCAATGATTACTGTTTGAATTTGCCCATTTTTTTAATTTTTCTCGTTTTTCATCGGACGTTCTGTTACATTCATTGGAACAATATTGTGTGGGTTTTCCGCTTTTTGGATGTAATATATTTTTATATCTTTCAAATTCGTTTCCACATTTTAAACATTTAACAGTTTCTCTATTTTGATTTTTTCGCCAAGTATACATTGCATTTTTATCTATAAATCTTTGATTTCTATGTTTAAAATCAACATAAAATTCTTGACCAGTCCATTCACAGATTTTTTTAATATTCTTCATATTAATAAATAGTATATAAGTGGGTAAAAAGTTAAAAACCTAGTAAACAAAATAAAACCTCATCAATTACGATGAGGTTTTGTGTTTTTTAATTAAGCACTAAAACTAGCCCCTCCAGTTGGCAGAATGTTGAAGTCCAAGATAATGAACTCAGCGGTTCTGGTTGGTTGAATGAAGATTTGTCCGTATAGGATGTTTCTATCAATCAAGTCTGGTGTGTTGTTTTCGGCATCCATCTTGACTTGGTAAGCGTAAATACCATTACGTTGTTGTACACTTTCCAAGAATGGATTGACGATGCTCAAGAATCTATTACGTGTAGAAGCAACATTTTGTTCGAATACCAAATAGTTGCTTGAACTTGCAATAAACTTCTTCAAGTTGATCAACAATCTTCTTACATTAATTCTATCAAGAGCACTTGGAGCAATTTGGAGAGTCTTTTGACCCCAAACTACAATACCTTGACCTGGGAACGCAGCGATTGGATTGACACGACCTTCATAGAGTTGATCACGTTCTGCGTGTGTCAATCTATCAAGAACTTGAACAGCAGTTGTAATTCCACCACGATTTAAACCAGCTGGAGCATACCATTCAGCAGCAGCATTATCATTTGATGCGTATACCGACGGTAAGACAACTGATGGAGGAACACTGATGATCTTGTTCATGTTCGTATCAAGAATCTTAACCCATGGATAGTATGTACCAACATAGTTACTATCAATTGTAGCAACCGAATTAAGAGCTGCATCAATTAATCCAATAGATTGGTTACTAGCAGGGAATACTACGTTATCCATAATGTAGAAACAATCTCCACGAGCTTCACACATATCAATTGTAATTTCAGTTACATAGCTGTGTTGTTCTCTGAAGATACCTGGCAATACAATCAAGTTGATATCGAACTCATCTGCATTTCCAAGAGCAGCAATACATTGTTTGTATGCGATACTACCTGGACTCTTGATATTTGTACAATCCATACCTTGAGTGTTACCAGCAGTAATATCACTTCCTACATTAATTGGAATTGCTGGCCATTGACCATCAAAACCACCTTGGAATCCGAGAATGAATTTACGAAGTTTAACGTAAGTAGTTTCATTAACTGGATCGTATGTAGCAGGAATACTACCACTTAGACTTGGAGCAAGTAAAGAACCTGTACTTGCTGGTACACCTTGTCCATAATATCCACTAGTTCCTCCTCCATAAGATTTATCTTCCAAACTGAAGTCAATGTTGTCACCATTTTGATCAGCACCACCATAAGTTGGAAGTGGTTTAAACCAATTCTTAGTGTCATTTTCAACACCAACACCAAACGAAGATGTAGGATATAGAGAAGCAAGTTCGTCAGATGCTTCTGGAACCTCACCAAACACAGTACCAGATGGATATTTACCAGGCGACAATCCGAAGATAGAAGCCTTACTATATCTTACAGCAGGTAACAATGTACTCATTGTTCCGTCTACCGGAGCATAGTATGATTCAAATCCATAAGGAACAACAATATCTGGATAAGCAACGTCAGTCATTTCAATTCTGATATACTTACTCAAATTAGCATAAGTACCGAATTCTATGATCTTGCCAGCAAACGTAATATAAGAATATCTATCACCAATTCTACGTGCAACAAAGTTAGCACTGTCTGGGTTTAGATTTAAGTTCTGGAAGATTTCCAAATACTTAGGTCTCTTATCAGTATCACTATAAGCACGTACAGCAAGTGTGAATGTACCCCAATCACTACCTGGAACTGTGCCTGCTAATTTAACGTTACTAATTTCAATCTTATATTTCTTATTACTTAAAGTACCATCACTTAATGTGTGAACTTTAAATAATTTGAATTTGGTTGGTTTAGCAGCTTCATCAGCACTACCCTTGAATGGAGATACCTTTTGAGAATAAATCCATGGTGTTTTTGCATTTGTGATAGCAAACTGTGAGTCACCGCTATTTGGATCATATGAATATTGATCAACAAACTTCATAGATTCGCCTGTGGAGAACGAAGCAGATGGCACTGAAGCAACTCTTAACTGCCAACCACCACCTTCAGCCGAAGGTCTAGTTTTCTCAGCTAAGAATCGTTTGATAGAATCTTCAAACAATACATAGTTGTAAGCTGCTTCAACTTTTTGTCCAGCAATTTGTTTAGCAGGATTACCAACAGTAGCAATCATACCAAATACATCTTTAATGTAGTTATTATCACTTTCATTTAAACTAAAGTTATAATAACCATAAGTGCCAGCAAAAGTATTATCTTCTGTGTCAGTGTAGTTATACTTCAATACTAATTGATAATCATTCTCTGTAGGATTAACGCCTCCATTGTATGGAAATACCGAACTAGTTTGTTGACTAATGGTTGAAGTTGCAAACCCATTAACTGTATAATCTGTTCCAAATTGCGTAGAAGCATTTTGGGTATTTGCTAATACAGATAATACCATTGGTTTACGTACATCAGTTACTGGATTACATGGATCATTTAATCCGGCATCACTAGCAGTAAATGTTCCAGCAAATGGACCATATTCACCGTTAATTATACCTAAGAATCTTAAACCAGCACCACAAGTTGCGGCACTACGAACAGCAGTGAAACTACCAGACTTTATGTATAATGTACTAGTAGCATCAAATGTATCTTGATCGTATGTCAATGAGAGTTGAGAAGTAGTACTTCCTACATTAAGAACACTACAAGATAATAAGTAAGTAGTTTCTGTACTTTCTGCAATTGCTGTTGCAATTTGTGTTTCTTCATCAGTATCCGATCCTTGAACACTGGAGGATAAATAATGATATCCAGCAGCCCATGATGGTAAACTTACCCCATCGAATGACCTTGCCAACATTCCAGTTTTAACAGTACCTAAAGAAACTTGTTTATTGTAATATAATTTACTTCCACTTAAACTAGCTCCTTCTCCATTATAAGATGATGGATATCCACTAGTAGCTCCTTTTGGACCAAATCTAGCATTGATACTTCCACTAAACACCATAGATGAGTTATCATACGAAGAAATAACTCTAAAGTTACTTCCAGTTGGTTGTGCCTCTGCATTATTCACATAAGAAGTTACAGTAACTCCAGTTGAAACAGCATTATTGACAAACACAAATGGCCATTTAATTTGTCCAGAGGTGGTCATAATAACCGAAGCAGTCAGATATGAACCAGATCCAGCACTAAATGATTTTCCACCGCCTGGAGTGTAAGTACCATTAAGTGTAGAATTAATGCCAATAGTACTTGAACCATTACTTCCAGATTCATACAATGAACCAGATGGAATTGTTTTATTAACATCCCACCAAGCAAGTGTGTAGTCGGAAGTAGTTCCAACTTTTTTACCACCTGCAACAACAGATGCAGAAAATGCGGTATAAGCTTGAATACTTGTCAATGATACTAATTTACGATCCCCATATGCAGCTGCTAATGAAGCAGATAAATTATTAATTGACGGTAGGCCAGAATTAGATCCCAAAAAGGAAGAAATTTCGGACAACGTAGTTAATTGACCTGTACATCCCACACCAGATAATGAACCGGTTCTGTGAACTGATGTAGATGCTGAAATTTCATACGCGGACGAACTATGTACATATTGAATATTAGTGGTATAATCATCACTATTTAAGTACATAAAGGACGCTGTTGTTAACGCTCCTATGTCCGAACTTCTATCCCATTCACCTGGTTGGGCATAAACCACTAGTGGGTTTTTCTGCCAGTAACCAGTTAATCCACCTACACGAACAATTGTCACAATACCTTGTTGCAACAAATATTCTTTTGCTGTATATGGACCGTAGTAAATTCCATCGGCTAAACCGAATCGTTGTTCTAAAGTTGCTACGTCTGTTATAATATTGGGGTAAAACGCGGGACCGTCAGCAAACGGCGCCACAATTGCCCCTCCTATGTTGGCTACGCCTTGTGCTAGCCCCGATAAGTCGTTTTCGCGTGTAAATACGCCTGGACTCACTATATTTTGTGTTGGACTGAATCTTCCACCTTCTTGTATTGGCATATGTTATTTTCCTTTCAGTAAACTTTTAACTTTTTTTAAGTTATGTTAATTTATAAATATTGCCAAAAAAGTCGAACATCATACTATTTATAACGACTTTGAACTTTTTAGACAAAAAAATAACAAATGCACAAAAAAACCGTCAGAATGGCATTCACTTTGACGGAACTGTTTAAAAATAAATCAAACACAATTTATCTTACTAAATCCATTTTCTTTTTTAATTTCTAGATGTTCGTCAACCATGTCTCTTAATTGATCCAAATGACTAATAACCCAAATGAATTCAAATTGGTGTTTTAAGTATGTAAATAATGAACCCATCTGACCCAAGTGATCACTATCAGCACAACCAAATCCTTCATCAATACATATACAATTTGGTCTTGGTAAATTGCTAATATTGATTAAACTTACTCTTATTGCGAGTCCACTAATAAACTTCTCCATACCACTTGCCATTTCTAAAGGCCAATATTTATCATCGTACACAATATTGGTCATTATATTTTTACCATCTGTATTCAAAGTAATAGTAAATTCTACAATCTAGTGTAGGATATTATTTACTTCTTTCTCAATTTCTGGCAATGTCTTTTTAATTACATTGTATGGAATACCATCTCTACTTACCAAAGAAGTATATAATTTATAAGCTTCATAAGATTCTTCTAACTCTTTAACTTTATCTAGTTTTTCTGTAACATTGGTTAATTTAAAATTTATCGTTCCAGACTCATTTAATGCTTCATGTAAAATTTGATTATTAGATTTCATTTTTAATTCAATTTCTTTAATCAAATTCTTCTGAGATTCAATTTCTTTTAAAAGTTTTGTGTTATTTTCAATAATATCTTTGTTCTTATAAAATGTGTCGATATGTTGACTGACCGATTTCAATTCATTTTTATCTTTTATAAGAGAGTTTTCAAACTTCAATATCAATGAATTAACATTATTTAATTCTTTTTCTTTAGAAGATTTATCAGTTTGTAGTTTTTGACAACTTTTATATCTCGTTTCAATGTCACCATACGATTCAACTTTTTGTTTTAATTCATTATATTCTAAAACAATGTTATTAGCATTTAACTTTTCTTCTTCTAATTCATTTTTAGTTGCAATAGCATCTTTAACAAAAACATTATTGACACAAAATTCACAATCTGGATCGTATTTGTGTTCTTCTAATTTTTTAAGTTTATCAACTTTCGTTTTAATAAGAAGTTTCAGTTGTTCAATTTCTGATAATTTCTTTGCTTCTTTTGTTTTATATAATCTGTATTCATCAAAGTCTCCTTCAATGTTTTCACAATTAGCCAATTCACTCTCCAACGATTTTAATTCTTCTTTAATAGATGACAGTTCAGATCGATTTAGCTTTATATTTTTGTCTATATCAATAATGTTAGAATCTAATTTAATTTTTTTGGATTCTAGATCTTTAATATCAAAATCAAAACTATCTAATTTAACAATATCATTACTTAGTTTTAACAAAATACTACTTTCAACATCTTTATCATTTTCCAATAATTCATTTTGTTTATGACACTCATCAATTTTACTTTTATTGATTTTGATATCATCTTGAACATCTTTTAACTCTTCTTCTAACTGTTCTCTGCTAGTGTTCTTTAACAATGTATTTGTTTCTTTGAAATTATCATTTGCCACACTGTATAGTTTATCAAATAGATTAAGTCCCATAAACTGACACAACAAATCTTTTCGTTCTGTCTGTCCCAAGTCAATAAAAGATGCAGCCTTGCTATTTTGAACACTCAATACTGTCAAAATAAAATCATCATACGAACCAACGTAATCTCTAATAATATCATTTGTGCTTCGTCTGGCTTCTCCATTCAAAGGAACTTCATTTCCATCATTATCTATTTTATAAAACTTAACATTAACTTTTACATTTCCTTTTTTGTCTGATTTGCCTTCACGTTCGATGAAATAATCTACTCCACTAACTTCAAAATTAAATTTACAACGAAAACTCATTTTTTGAGCATTCATCACATGGATAGCTTTATATCCTTTACTAAATTTATCAAAAATACAAAATGCTAATGCATCCATGATAGATGATTTTCCACTTGCATTAGGAGCAAATAAACCTATCGTTCCTTTTAACTTTGTAAAATCAATGAAATTATTTTCTCCATAACTAAACATATTATCGAATTCAAAAGTCTTTGGCCTCCATCTAATATTTTTCGGAGTCTTGTCCTTTGATATTTCGGTATTTATGTTAGCATTTAACTCTTTAATTTTTTCAATTAAAGGCCTTTCAACTTTCTTTGCAACTAGTGCTTCTTCAATCAGAGTATTTTGATAATCGGTATTGAATATATTATGTATATCTAATATACCATTACTTTTAACCATTGAATTTGCATATTCATCAATTCGTATAAATGTAGATTCTATAACTTCACATTTATTTTTTATCTCATTCATGATATTCTTGACTTGAGATGGAATTGATTCAAAACATCTTGCACGAACTCTAGCCTTTTTAGGAATATCAGTGATATCAGTTATTAACTGTCCTTTATCGATTTCAATAGTATAATACCCATAATCATTGGGCAGTTCATAATGTTTAAATAATTTACTTTTTAAATTCCACAATAAAAATCCATGTCCTTTAAGTTCTTCTCCATGATTTTGTTGAATCATTGACCCCGCATAAACAATCACCGGTTTATTATTGTTTTCATCATATTCTTGTAAGACTTGATGTTTATGAATGTCTCCAAGCATAACCATATGATGTCCGTCAAAAATATCATTCGTAATAGCACGATTACTTACAGTATACCCAACATCGGTAACAGCATCATTAACAGGTCCGTGAAATAAAGCAATATGATGGTCCGTTTCTAATTTATATTTTGTAGGAACTGTATCAAAATTAATGTATTTATCGGGTTCATCAAATACACTATAATGATTGAATAAAATATTTTCGTATCTATAAATTTCTGTTTCTTTTAAATAATGTAAATTAGGATGATTTAATCCTTCAACAATTGGAGTTAAACTATCTAACCTACTTTTATTATTTAATAACGCATCATGATTTCCCGCAATTAAAATTGTAGGAACTCTGTCAGCACATTGTTTTAGAAAATCACTTCCTAACTTAACACATTCTGGCGATAAATCTACTTTGTTGTGAAATACATCACCTGTTATTAAACAAATTACATTTGTATTATTTTTTAATTTATCCAATGCACTATACAACTTATCAAATACAGAAGTATATTCGTCATGTCGTTTAGTTAATCTAATGTGAATATCCGAAACTTGTACTACATTATCAATGTTAGTCTGTGTATTTTTTAATACAATCATAAAATTTTATACTTAATCTTTAATTTAAATAAACTACTCTCAGTCATCCTATCACATGCATCTATGGCATTCCAAGTTTTTATATGTCCTAACTCATTTGGATCTTTTCCATCTAATAAAACCAATCGTGTATCAATTCCATTCTGAATAAGAAATTCACATATTCCTATACTATTTTGAATTGCGTCATTATCTAATAAAACATTTATCCGTGGCGGTTTTTGTTTCATCAACTTTAATTTCAAACTATGAGATAATGTTTTTCCAAATAAAGGAACAGCATTATACTTTACAGAAAAAGCATCGAATACTCCCTCGACCAAAGTTAACGGATGATTAAAATCTGTAAATAGTTCAAATCCAATCATGTCTTTAGACGAGTCACACAATCGATATTTCATTTTACTATCATAAATGTCTCTACCACAATAAAAGTTTAAATCTCCAGATGCAGAGTATGATGGAATTATTATCCTATTTTTAAAAACACCATCTGAACAATATCCAATATTATATCTTACAATATCGTGAACCGTTAGTCCTCTTTTAACACAATATGACAGTGCATGTTTATGACCTATGTCAGATGACTTGTTATACAATGGAACAAACTCACTCGGCAAAAATAATTTAGTGTCCTCAGTTTTAAAAGAACTGACTTTTGATTTTATTTGACAAAGTATATCATAAAACTCTTTCGGTGCTTTTAACTTCTTTAAAAGAGTCCTAAAACTTTTGCCACTAAAATTACACACCCAACAATGATAATACCCATTCGTAGTATTTACATTAAGTTTCTTTTTGTAATGATCGCAATTTGGACAGAAAAACATTACTTCAGTACCACCTTTTTGAATGATGGGAGTATGCTTGAAAAGTCTACTTAATGTTTCAATAACGGATTTTTCTACCATAGGTCATTATCAGAGTAATGTACAAATGATAAAAATCAAGCATTTATATTTGTTGATACAATGCACATACAACTCCATCGTACATGTCACTGTTTCTTTCGTCCCAATTTCCTTTTTTATTTTTAATGTTGAATTTAGTAATATCTGGAACCATTTTTTCTAGTTCTTCCTTCACAAACTCTTTTGGTTTAATACCTTTAACTCTACATTTACCAAATAGTTGTTTGCGCATTGTTGTAACTGATAAAAGATTGACTTTCTTTTTGAAATGTTCTTCAATTATATAAGCAAATACAGCATTGTGTCTTGCCAAAGTTATAATTACTTGTTGCGATGTAAATCCTCCAGCAAAACCACTAAGGGCGGCTTCAAGGTTAATATAATCTACTTTTTTTATAAGTGGGACTTTTTCTAACTCCGAAATCACGTGTAACGTTTTTTCTTTAGTAGTTTCTAACTTTTTAGTATCAATAAAACCAGCATGTTTAATTTTACCACCGACACTAATTGCCCATCCAGTAGTAGATGTTGATGAGTCTAAACCTAATATAACCATTAACAATATATATATTATCGACTGAACTTGCCGTTAATATATTTGTTACTATTGAATCCTTTTAAATAAATCGACTGATTTCTGGATTCATTTCCTTGAGCATCTTTAAACTGCGTTTGACCTAAAGGAGCTTGCAATTTAAAACCTGGATCTACAGTATATGTAGCATCTTTTAAAGAAGCATTTCCATTCCAATTAGTAGAAATCTGATTGACGCCTGTTGTTTTGACACCACCATTGATAGTATCACTATAATTAAGAGACTTATTATTAAAGTTTTCGGTGCCTGTAGTCGCACCTAGTTTAAAACCTTTTTCGGTTGTATAAGTTTGATCAAAACTACTTCCTCCTAAAGCTAATTCATTTGTTCCGTTGGTTTTAACGTCTTTTTGTACATTATATGCACCACCAGCAGGTTGACCTGCCAAATATCTATCTGCTAAACTTTTAACAGACGATTCACGATCTATGATTTTACTATCGGGTAAAGTTGCCATAATATTTTAAGTTCTTATATAATAAATATAATTATGTATCCCATTTCACCACAATATTAATAGGTATTTGTCCATTATTTTTTATAGGTGAAGCTATTTTTGCTATAGCCACTAAATCAGCTCCAGCATACAAACCAACGTCTGTTATATATGGTGCTAAATAAGATCCTGTTGGATCAACCGACGAGCTATAATTATAATTAAAGAATTCTCCCTTGATCTTATTTTGACTATTTCTAGCAGTTTTTAAATCTAAAAATGATATAATATCGTTATAATTTTTACGTCTCGATGTCGGCGAAATATATTGATAATAATTTTCTATAGTTAAATTCTCTATAAAATAGTTCCAGATCATGTAAGCATCGTCGTAACTAACAATTCCATCTTTATTCACATCAAAATTTTTATTTGCTAATTCACATATTAATGGATTTGTCAATCTATTAGCTGCATAGTTGTCTACAGAAGATGAGAAAAATCCAAATATGCTTTGTTGGACTTCTCCCTCTACTAATACATCCCACCAAGACTCAACATGTGTGGAAGTTAATTTATAATTGATAAATCTCAGAATAATGTCTAAATTTTCAAATGTGAACGTATTTTTGTTTATTACATTATAAGATCCGGTGTATGAAGCTGTTAAAGCTGTCGGATTCGTAGATACATTAAATTCACCAGGCTCTACTGTACAAATATATTGTTTTTCATTAAGAGTTATCTGACTGTCATATGTACCATAAACATAATCTGTTAAATAATTTTCATCTGGATTTTTTAATAAATCTTTTAATATACTACCAGTATTATTTATTACAAATCTATTGTTGGAATAAAATATATTTCCTACTAATCCATCTTTTTGTAAATCTGCAAAATCATATATAAATGCTTTTCCATGTAATTCTTCAACTATCGGTCCTTCTTCTATAAATACAACTGATCCACTGACATAACTATTCATATCATGTTGATCATCACATACACAAATAACATCTTCCATTCTAATAAACGATGCCGGTACTGAATCAGCTGTGCCACATGTAAATATACCACTAGAAGATTGTTCGAAAGCATACGGTGTTTGTAAATAAAAATCGTTATTTAAAGGAATTGGAGATCCTATGACTAAGTTTTCATCAGACAATCCTACCGACAAACCAAATGCACTATAAGATTCATCTGTTCTTTTTCTATAAGAAATTGGAATTGTTGTAGATTGTTTTAAATCAAATGAATCTTGACATGAAGATGTAATTATATTATATAATAAAGCTTGTCCATTGAAGGTACTAGCTCCAAAGTCATTTGGTTCTAGATTTATATTATATCTACCAATCGATTCGGATAAATATAAACTAGAAAATGGAGAATAAATTTTTGGCGAACCTGCTAATACATATTTTGATGTTACATCTACATCATATCCAAACATATTGTCTTTAAAAGTATTTATGTCACCATATAATTTTTCACGAAATACAAATTGAAAATCCGCAGAACCAGTTGGTAAATGATAACTGGAAATTGATCCTCGTCTTCTTAATGGTAATGCATCATTTGAAGAAGAATATTCATAATAAGTCAAATCTTCAGGAGCGCCAATTACTAAATGTCTCCCAGCTACAGCAACTGAATAACCAAATTTACCATAACTCTGTGACACGGGTAACCATGGTGTTTCCTCGTAAGTATTTCCATTTTGAAGTCTGAACCATTTAGATGATGTGTTGTTTGTTAAAGTCTGTTTTAATGTCCATGAGTCATTAATTAAATGATATACATAAACTTTATTTGCTTGTGATAATCCATTTGCGACAACTAATTTATTTTCGTTGATTTTATCCAAGTAAATATCAGACCCAAAATAACTATTAGTGTGCGGTGGTATCAATGTCTGCATCAGTTCATAACCACATGTGTATGAACCACTAATTAACTTATAAATGTATACTAATCCATCATCATTAGACGAATATACACTTTGATTTGGAGCTGAAATTGCTAAATAGTTATTAGAAACTGCAACAGCATGACCAAAACTAGATGATATAGATCCGCTTATTCTGTAAAATGGACTATTAGGCAATGTAAATGTTGAGTCATTTTCTGTTACACAAGAACCTGTATTCGATTGATCATATAAATTAAAAATATCTACACAAGCAAATGAAGAATTAACATTATTAAAACTTTGGCTGACACCAGTATCTGCAATTGTTAAATACCTTTCACAAATAGATAAAGCTGATCCATACTGAGTTTGTTTGAAAATAGTAGGATCGCCATCTATTTCAAATACTCCACAACAATCAAAACTCGATGTTGTATCTAAAGATGATCCACTTTGTTCTGGCGAAAGAGATGAAGATCTGGCAGCACTAGAAGACTGTTCTGTATAATAAATTTGCGTACCATATAACGGATGTCTGTATACTTTATCGAGAGAATAATTTATAGAAAAGTCATTTTTTCTATACACTCTAACTTCTCCGATCCTAGAAAAATTTTCGTCACATGAGTATGTTTTGGAATTTATGTTTGAAACGGCTATGAATTTTCCGTTTGTAACTACATTTCCTCCAAAGTTCTCATTATATATGCTAAATAAATTCGACATTAACTATAAATATATCACGAATCCTATTTTGTTTAGCGATATTGACCAAATATCTCTTTTAATCTAATTCTGTTATTTTTAAAAAATGTGTTAGTCTAGTAGATGGATGTAAATAATCTTCGTAGTATTTTCTAGCATTTTTAGAAATATACTCTAAAAAATCTAAATCTTTTTTAATTTCATTAAATTTATTCCAATAAACGAGGGCATATTCTGCTGGATTATTTCCACCTGTTCTTTCTATATCAGGGTGGTTATCCATTCTATCTATACTAATATAATGATAATTAGGCACCAAACTAGGATTCAATGTTTCCCCAATATATTTAAATCTCAACATTGGTATTCCAATTGCCATATATTCAATATCCCTCATACACAATTCTCCAATTCCGGGAACAGATAAACCTATAGAACATTCTATTAATTCATTCCAATATTCTGAGGTGCCGTGCCATCCAACAAAATCTGGCATACCCGATAACATTAATATAGGTCGTCTATCACATCCTATTAATGAACAATTTCCTCTAAATAATAATTTATTATTAAAATGTTTTTTACTACTTCTTTTTTCATATAATGAATCTATTGGATCATCATATATAATAAACTGATCACTAACCGAATACGTGTTTGGTATTATTTTATATTTATGTGGTTTAGAAAGAACATCTGTCATCTGTAGCTGAGCACATACAAGTTTATCATTTGAATTATCACGCCAATTTAAAAATGATGTCAACTGACACTGACAATCCACAAATGTAATTAGTGTATATGAATTTTTAAACTTGTTAAAAACCAAAATATTGCAGGGATCAACATCATATTCATTCCCACCATAAGAAAAAATGTTGGTATTAATAATATTAACACCTTCTTTATTCTGAAAATATTGTACAAATTCACATATAAGCGAATGAAATCCATACGGCTGTAAAAGGATTTTTTCACTTATATTATAATATATTTCTAAACCATGATACATTATTAAAAATATAGAATTTTATGTTAACTCTGATATCTTCAAAAGGTGATTCAATCTCGTATTTGGATGCAAGTAATCTTCATAATATTTTCTAGCATTTTTAGAAATATACTCTAAAAAGTCCAGATCTTTTCTAACCTCATTAAACTTCTCCAAATATTTTAAACTATAGTTAAGTGGATTTAGTCCATTTCCGGCTGTACGTTCAATAGTTGCATCGTTATCCATTCTGTCTATACTAATATAATGATAATTAGGCACCAAACTGGGATTCAATGTTTCTTCTCTAATATATTTAAATCTCAACATCGGAATACCTACTGACATATATTCAATATCTCTCATACACAATTCTCCAATTCCGGGAACAGATAAACCAACAGAATATGATATTAAATCTTTGGTAAAGTATGTATCGTTAGGCTCCCAGCCAACAAAATCATGTTGACCTGTCAATAATAGAACTGCTCTTCTATCACATCCACTTATAGCACAATTTCCTCTGAATAACAATTTGTCTAAAAATCCACTTTGCGATTTTCTCAACAATCGTTTTTCATAAAGTAAATCTACTGGATCATCGTATATCATGAACGCACGACTCACAGCGTAAATATTCGGCACGATTTTATAATTTCTAGGAATATCAAATACATTTGTTTTGGACAGTTGTGAACAAACTAATGTATCATTCGGATTATTTCGTGCATTAAGAAAACAAATTAATTCACATTGTTGGTCCGTGAATGTGATAAGTGTATATGAATCTTTTTGTTTATTATAAATAAGACAGTGGCTATCATTAACTTTATAAGAACGATTGTTGTATACAAATTCATCTTTTTCAATTACATTAGCATTCTTATTGTCTTTTAAATAATCAACCAATGATTTTAGTATATGGTGAAGTCCCCACCACATGTGAATTTGATCGCACGGCTTATAATAAACTGTGATGTCATCCTGCATTTTCTTTTCTTTCTTCTGGCTTGTAATAAACAATTCTATTGTGATTAATAGGACTAGCTAATAAAACAGAAGGTTTCAATTTGCCAGAGACGGTATCTTGATACATTTGACTCATCCAAGTTTGTTCGTATGGATTAGCCCATGTAATATCTAAAAACATTTTTTGGTTTCCTTTTTTACCAACCACCATTGGCCAGTTAGCATAATAAATTTGTCCTTTGATATAAGATAATCCATCTATTACTTCAATAGTGTCAAACTTTGTTCTTGGACAATTTTTATCAAGGCCACTAATAGGCAATTTATCATAATAAGGCCATTGAGCTGTTCTGACTCTCTGTGGAACATTGTACCACGACACTTGAATATTATTATCCATATATACCTCAGTATAAGATAGTTTTACGAAATCTACATCATCACCTTCTAAGATTTTTAAAACTTTACTGTATAAATCTGGTACATATCGTCGGAAACCATTTCTACAAAATCCGTTATTATCTGGAGCACAAATTTCCATATCATCTTCCAAAAACAAATAATAATCGCTATCAGAATTTTGAAAATGCTCTGCTGCTAAAAACCTACCACCATTAATTCCTAAATTTTTGTTTGTGACTATATGTTCAAAATTATATTTTTTACATAACTCTTCATTTTTTTCTATGGCATCTTGGTTAGTGGAGTTATCAATTAAAATATTTCTTGTATCTTTAATCCATTTAGGATGTTTTAACCAAGTCTTAATAGTGCTTTCGACTTGTTGTGGGAAATTAAATGACAACATATATAAAGACATTTTCAAATCTTTTATAGATACAACAGATGCTGGAACATGATCCAATGATCTACGATTAACAACTTTAACCATTTCAACATTGTCATCGAGCATAGCTTTTATAAATTTCAAAATATGGCCCGTTATTTCCAACATATATCTATTATATTTATCTGGTTCAGCATATGACATAATTGTGAATATGCTTTCTTCGGTTCCCATTAATCCTTCTGATAAACTACTCATCAATGTTGAGTAATATGTTCTATTAGCCTCATTGATTGCTTCTTTAGTACCACCGAATAAACCTCCTCGACACACGTATTCAATTTTGTTAACGCTCGCATATCGGTTCATATCATCCGATTTAAACCCATGAATTTCGCCAGCATTTGAATATGGATAACTTAGAAATAAAAATGAATCTAAATACTTAGTAATATTACTAAGTGCATTATCTTCTACTAAATATTTGTCCCATACTGTATTAGTTATGCCACCATCAATCCAAATAAAATGATTTGTTTGAAATGGATTCCAAATAGTAACATCATTCAATAAAAACATTTTAGATTGAACAATTGGGAGATACCATTCTAAAGTTGCTTGTGGAGATAATTTTAACCAACCATCTTTACCGGTAATATTTAACCATTCGTCACTTGTTCTTAAATTTTGAGTTTTTTCCCAAAATGGACTATATAAATTTTTAACATCTTCTAATTCATATATTTTTACAAATGTGTTATGCTTTTCTCGTTTTTCCCATACTAAGTGTTCATGTTCTTTTGAAATATAAATGAACATTTTCTGCGGCATAGCCAGTAATTTTTGAAATGACTCTACATAATGATCCCATGAACGACCAGAACGACCTATATTCCAAAGACCTGTTACAACAGTTAAATCCGAATCATTTTCATCTTTAGGCTTATCATCAACAGTCTCAACTACATCTATAGATTGTTCAACCGTAGAATCAACATTTTCAGACACATTCAATGGTGTTAATAAATCTTTTACATTATCTACACATCGCCTGACAGTGTTAGTTTTTCTTATAAATAAAATATTTCCACGCCAGTAATACTCACTGTTTCCTATAACTTCTTCAACATCTTCTTTTTGATCGATAAACAGGTTGCATGCATCTCCACCACCACCTAAATCTTCTATTACGTAAAATCCTCCATCTTTTACTTTTGGAAAAAAGTTTTTAAGAGTTTGTAATTGACCAACACATGTATGTAATCCATCATCAACAATTAAATCATATTTACCATTTTCACCGAATTGTTCATCAACTTGGTTTTTATCGATGGAGCTAATAATATACGAGTTAATTCTATGTTCTTCGAATAAACAGTCTTCTGCAATATCAATTCCTTCTATAAAAGCATTTGGAAAATAGTCCCTCCAAGCTCTTAAACTTCCACCCACTTTATAATGTGGATGCCTTCTTTGATTGCCAGCAAAACATGTACTGCTTGGTTTACAGCTTCCAACCCCAATCTCTAACACATTTTTAAAACTGTCTTTAATATCATGAAATAACGACTCGTATAATACATTGTATTCGCTTATATTTTTATCAGTACCATATTCATTAAATAGATTAGTCAATGATATTGGATCTTCACCATTGTCGGAATCAAGAATGTCTTTCCACAAATTTTTCTGAATAGCATTTATGTTTTTTCCAATAAAAACTTCATAATTATTGTCTCTAAGTTTTTTCGCAGCTAATTCTCTATGTTCATTAGACAGATTCATATAATCTAATCTGATAAACTTAGGTTTATATTTTTCTAAATCTAATTGGTCAAGTACAGTCCAATCATGTCCCTGAAGATTACATAAAAGTATATCAAAATTTTTAACAGAATATTTTTCAAAAAATGATTCAAGCGTCAGAGATTGAACTTTAATATCTTTACTAGATTTATTTCTATAGTGAGTATTTGTCGAGTTATCATCTGTTAATGTATTTTTAAGAGGGTACAAAGATCCTAAAAATTTATATTTATATTTATACTCTGGTAAATCTGTTTCTTCATCAAACGCATTGTGTGGAAATATTAAGTAATCCACCATTCCATTTCTGTTTGAAATAATATTTTCGGCAAACGTGTAATTGTTTCTATCCTTGAAATTGGATTTTAGATCCTGATATAACTCTGGATTGGCCTCTAATAATATTGCATCCCAGTTATATTTATCTAAATATTCTCTGGTATCATCAAATGTAGTGCCGTCGCCAGCACCAATTTGAATGACTGATATGTTGTTGTGGTTTTTTCCTATGTAATTTAACGAATCTGATATAACTTTTTTAACATTCATATGTATTATACATTTTTTCTAAAATAATAATCTTCAATTAATAACCTAGACAATTCAGTTTTTGTAAAAATTTTAAATGCGTCGTCAACCGTAGACAATACAGGTTTTCCATTTACATTAAATGATGTGTTTAATAAAACTCCTATACCACGTTTTTCATTAAATTTAGTTAACAAATCATATAAGAATTCATTCTGTTCTCTCGTAACAGTTTGAACTCTAGCAGTTCCATCAACATGTGTTATAGCAGATAGCTTATCTTTCCATTCTTCTTTAACCAACGGACAAAAACTCATCCATCTAGATTCTCCCTCCCATTCAAAATATTTTGATACATCTTCCAATCTAACCACCGGAGCAAACGGTCTATACCATTCCCTATGTTTAACTTTATGGTTTAAAGTATCTTTCATATCGGGTATAGATGGATCACACAATATACTTCTATTGCCTAAAGCTCTAGGACCGTGTTCTGCTCTCCCCCTAGCAACACCCACAATATGACCTTCAATTAAGTCATCAACAATTTCATCCATATTTACGTGATGTGTAGTAAAATGATGTGAAAATTCATCATTTTGTAATCTAGCCGGAATAGTATCTAAATCTAAAAGTTTTGTACCTGAATATGTTAAATCGACTGGATCTTTTGGTCGGATTACATGAAGAAGTACACCAGCAGCAATTCCACAATCATTTGGATTAGGTCCAACGAATACATCACGATTAAATTCTTTCTTGATTCGTGTATTCAGAATAATATTAAGCCCACACCCGCCGGCGATGCAAACTGGAAGATCTGGATATTTTTCTAACCACGGTTTTGCAACTTCTAAAAATGACTCTTCGAATGCTCTTTGATTAGTGGCGGCGATATCATATGCCAACTCACCATCGAATCGGTTCTCTATGTTAAAAACAACGCCGATTTTATCTCCAAGTTCTTTTATCTTTGCCTCATATGTTTGACCACATGGTTTTGTCTTATAAAAGTGCATGAATGCGTCCATCCATTCATCTCTTACTTTTCCATATGGAGCTAATCCCATTATTTTACCTGGATATACTAAATTGCCCCAACCTAAACATTCAAATTGAATATCTTTTAAATAATGAGCAAATATCATGTATGGAAATCCTATATCGTGATGTATATGTGGATGATTTTCAATAGGATTTAAAACTTCTTGCAATCGGGTAACAGAAGTTTCTCGATTGGCTAAATAAACATTAAAAAAACCATCATTACCACCTCCATCAAAACTGAATACTAAAGCATCTTGATATGGAGACTGATAAAAACAACCAGCAGCGTGAGCTTCATGATGAAGTGCATACACATAATTTTTTGCTTTAATCCCCTTCTCTAAATGATACACTTTATCCATTATAACATCCGTATTTAAGTGATAACACGTATCAAATTCTTTTATGTTTAATGTTCTTTTTAAGAAGTCTGGAATATACTCAGATAAAAATATTAAATCCGAATTTTTAGGACACTGATACTGCGCCATGCCGGAGTTTTTGTAATTTAAAAATCTTTCGACTTCCAAAACTATAAGGATTTCCCCATTTTCTTCAACCACGTACGTAGCGTTATGCGATCCGTAAAAACTTATATTTGCCATGATTGTAATTCTTTCTGTATATAATATATAGTCATATTCTTGTTAAATTAATTTATCAAGATCGCAAATTTTGAAAAATGATTCGACTAAATATGGTACGTTTAAATATTTTTTATAATATTCATTTGCTTGTTTTGACACCGCCTTTAATTTTTCTACATCATCAATCGTTTTTTCAACCTTATCAATTATAAGATCGGCAATTTCATCACTACTTTGGCTGTAATATTGATTTGCAGTCGGCGAACAAAAATCAAATGGAATATAATGTATATCTGGAATTATTTCGGGAGAGAATTTAGTAAGTAATAATGGTCTTATACAAGGAATATTAAGACCGAAATATTCAAAATCTCTTATAGATACTTCTCCTGCTCCATTTAAACTTAAACCCATTCTAAATTTAGATACTGCGTTAAAATATTCACTATCTCGTAAATCCGCATAATATGATTTATCACGTTTAGATGTTTTAATTTCAAACAGTGGATGTTTAACTAAAATATCGCAAATTTCCGTTCTAGGATAATATAAAGATGTGAAAAAACAAACTTTTCTTTCTTTTGAATCAATATCATAATCAGTAATACAATCCTTAAATAGATCACGATGATTACCAGTAGATAAGTATGGTAAAAAATTAAATCTTTTTATTTTGTACTTATCATATATTTCTTCATTCGATAACGATACTCCCAACCCGCCTATATATTGAACTATTTCATATTTTTCTAACATTGGTGCCCAAGCGTCCACACATTCGTTAAATTCTATTCCTCTGTCACAAAAACTAAGAAATATTACTTTATTATTAATAGGATTTCTAATTTGAAAACTAACTAATCCGCCGGAACTTCCGAATACATTATTCGGTGGTATTACGCAAATTCCTTCATTCGGTAGAATATTTTTGAATTCAAACTTCGGATATAATATTTTAAGTTTATCAAAAATTAAATTAAAAATGTCTGCTAAAAAATCATTTGCGCCTGCTGCGGGCGCAAAATAACATTCCAACAATATTTTATTTTCATCCATTATAAAAGCTGTTCAACACGTTCAGCCCATCCACGTGAATCACTAAATCCCCAGTACACTACCCGTTTTGGCCATTCTTCTAAAAACATATAATCTTCGTAGTGAATATTTGCTTTGCCACTTGTAAACTGTGTTAACTCCTCACCCTCGATATATCTTGTATGAATTCCAATACCTTTCTCATTGTCATAAGCAACTAATATTTTACTATAATCATTGTTTGGTAATTCATTCTTTGTAATAGTTACTAAATGATAAAAAGACTTTTTCAATTTATTTTGTTCCGAACTAACTCTGTTTAAATCTGGAATAACATTTTGAACAGCTTCATTGTTGAAAGTTCTTTCTTTGAAATTGAAACCTGAGTATTTTTCATAATCTTCAATTGTACGTTCAGTACCAAGATCATATCCAGTAAGATCAAAACCATTATACTCAGTTCTAAGTAACTGTCTTATTTTTGCCCTAGCTTTATCTTGTTCTGTCGTCCACGCTGTATCGCCTCGCTTCCATTGGTCATCCCAGACTAAAATTCCATTACGTTCTTTTCTCTCCATAGCATGCCATATGACAGTTTTATTTAAGTGAAACAGATCGTATCCGTGTGTAAATGATCGAACTGTTAAATTAATTTCTTCACCGCTGAAATAAATGTCAACATCGTGTTTTATAGTTTTTGCCCAATGTGTATCAGCAAAAGAAAAATGACCAGATAAAAATCTAGCAGCTGGTGGTTCAGATAAATCTACACCTGGAGCAAATGCGCCTGGTCGTATAAACAACGTTCCATGTGGATAAAAACATGAAGCAACTGACTGAAATGGAATTTTTACTCTGCCAGCAGGATCATTTTCTGGTTGATAAAATGGTAGATACCCACCAATAATAGGTTTTTTATGTCCCTTTGATTTTAATCCATCGTGCATGTCTATTAATGTCTCATCCCAGTTTTCAGCAAACCTATGATGACTATCCAATTGTAATACATAATCTTCGTCTGTAATCATAGTATTACATTGATATCTAGCAAACGGTAATCCTTTTGCTTCAGTATATAACATATTGATGATCTTAAACCTTTTATCTTTTTCGTATTTGCTTAAATCATCGAATTTATCATCTGGGTTATACTGACGACATATCCCAAAAACTAGTCTATTAGGATATTTCGCATTTTTAATAGCACTTTCAATAGTAGGAATTAATTCAGGCTCTCTATACGCTGGTATATGTAAAAATATTTTTCTTTTATTTTTAGTTCTATTTCCCTTTGATGTAAAACTCTTAGACTCATCAAATTTATCCCACAAACTATCTGGAGATGATGAGTATTTTATCTTCGATCTAGGCAAACGAGTTTCAATCCTTTTCATCCATCCTTTAGATTTACTTCTAGGCCAAAATACAAAACTCTCGGGCACAAAATCTATATACGCAGTTCTCCATATTCTATAAAACCGGTCTTCTAATGAAGAAGCTAATGTGTTTTTCGTTTCTTCTTCTCCCAAATCACATCTAATGGAATTTCCATCGTCATCTTTAAATTCTACAACCAGTAAGTCATAATCTTTTTCTGGTAAGTCGCCTTCATAAATGTCTAGACAGTGCTTAAACACTCTTAAGAAAGAGTTTTCATATTCTTTTTTAGTTTTATATTTTGGATTCGGAGCAAGATTAAAATCTAAAGTATATTTTTGCACAGCTCTATCTTTAAACCTAATTCCAGAATATTTCTCATAATCTTCCAACGTTCTTTCTTTTCCTAACCCATATTGTTCAAATTCAATTCTTTTGCCATCTACTCCCAAAAGTGCGGTGACTTTTTCATATGCGCTACTATTTAATTTGTTCCAATTTTTATCATCGTCCCAATGTCTAAGTGCGCCTTTTCTAGTATATTGATGCCAAACTACACATCTATGTGGATGAAATAGGTCATATCCACTTGTAAATGCACGTACCGCCAAACTTATTTCTTCTCCATAAAAATATAAATCTGGATCATATGGAATGTCTTTAATAAATTGACCCGATGTAAAAATAAAATGACCAGACATAAATCTTGCTGGAACAGGCGAATCAATTTCTCTCCAGTTATCTATTGTTGCGGGTCTAAACACAACCGGACCTTCTGGTAAAAATCTATCAAAATTTAGTTTCCAAGGTTCACGAATTTTACCTTCATCAGGCAATGGATCTGATGGCTCATATGACGGAATATAAGCTGATAAAACTGGCTTTTTATGTCCTTTTTTAATTAACCCATTAATCATAGAAATTAAAGTTTCATCCCAATTCTCAACAAACCTATGATGCGAATCCAATTGCATCGTATATTCTTCACCATTATACAACTCATTTAGTTTACTTCTAGCCCAACAAACTCCTTTAGCTTGTTTATATGGAATGTCGATAATCTTAAATCGCACATCGTTGGTGAATTCTTCTAAAGACTCTTTTTCGTCATGTTGCCAACACAAAGCAACCACAATATTTTCTGGATGTTTTGCATTTTTAAACATATCTCGCAAAGTAGGTAACAGTTGCGGATCTCTATAACTAGCAATCTGAACAAAAATTTTATCCGTAGAAGTTTTTTCAACTTTTGTTGTCTTTTTTACAACCTTTTTAACTGATTGCTTTTTCGGAACAGACTTCTTAATAGTCTTTTTTGGAGAAGAACTTTTTTTATTGGTCATAACTTATATTAACACTTTCAATTTTACTCATACATATTAAAAACCCATGTAAAAATCTTTTTAATAAATTTTTGTTATATTCCCACAATATATGGAAAGGTTTGAGATCCATCGCCACATTGATTTGGATTTCCTACATACGATGCTATATTAGTAAATAGTGTTACATAGTCCATGGCGTTTACTATGCCAATTGTAAGTCCATGGTCGCCTGTGCAACATGCCGATAATGAATCTGTATCAGGCGCATTGCCTATAACTGTTATTGCTGCTGTTCCAGAATGATCACTTGGATTAAAATTATATGCATATTTAATTGTAGCAATATATTGCATATTGCCGAATGCATTAGAGCATGGACCCAAAACATTTGTATTACAATCAGCAGTTGAAGCTTCGGTGCCAAATTGCTCAAAACCAATTTGTGATTGAATTGTAGTTTCTAACTCCCACAAACCGTCTGCACAATATTCTCTGGTGGGTTGCGGATCACCATCCTCATCCCAACATGGATCACAATCTGGATAATAAACACACGATGGTTCCTTTGAACAACTATCTGGGAATGAGTGATACAAAGATACATAAGTCCAATAACCAGTCGATGTGCTTGGTGTTACACTAATAATTGGTGTTACACTTACACTGACACTTGGTGTTACTGGAGGAGTCTCACTCGGTGTTACACTAGTGCTTGGTGTTACTGGAGGAGTCTCGCTCGGTGATACCGGCACAGGTGGAGCACTTTCACTCGGACTTGCCGGCGGCACAGGTGGACCACTTTCACTAATACTTGGTGTTACACTAATAGTTGGTGTTACACTAATACTTGGTGTTACACTTACACTGACACTTGGTGTTACACTTATACTTACACTGACACTTGGTGTTACACTTATACTTGGTGTAACACTTGGTGTAACACTTATACTTGGTGTAACACTTGGTGTAACTCTTGGTGTAACACTGATACTTGGTGTAACACTTACGCTGACACTTGGAGTTAGAGAAGGAGAAGGAGACGGACAACAATCTGACAAATCAGCCGTAGGATCGTTTATATATGCTCCTAATCCACATCCGTCCAATGGCGTGGTTAAATCTCTAGCATCACTACTCAATTCATATTTATTGATAAAATAAGAACCAGATAAAATCAAATTATAATTACCGTCATCTACAATTTCAGCAACTATATCACCTGTTTGGTTATTCAATTTTAAAGTATTGGTTCTAATTCTATCACCCGCTTGAGGAATAGTTAAATTAAATACGGAAATATCATTTACCAGACTACTAGACATATTTGCGGCATAAAATCCATCTATACCAAATATATTATAAGCATTGTTATAATTATTATAATACATTTTTTCAATAGTATTATAAACTTGTCTTTGATAAGTTCCATCTGTATTAACTGGATTTGTATTAGCATTATAATACTGACTTCCAGATGGATAAAATACTGAACTAGATGGAACATATCTTCCAATTTGAAAACCGACAGGATCTTCAAACTGACTAGCAGCTATATAGTATTCGGATGAAATGGAGGAAGATGAACAACTTCCAGACAAACTGTCATTGCAAAAAGTAACGGGGGATATTATAGGAAAGATTTCTTCACCAATATTACCAACAATCAAATCGTCAAATATACTATTAACTACTTGATCTTTAGCAATAGTAAATGGTGTTACTATTACATCTTCATTTTTAAAAAATTTTATCATCCTATTATAAATAGATTATTTGAAAAAAATCCTATCTATAAATAATAATATCGCTCAATATAAAAACTGAGCGATATTACTCAAATATTTTATTTTTTTTACTAAAAATCCAATCTAACCTTAATCAGTAATTCACTATCAAAACTCTTTTGAATCGGTCTACTTATTTTACCAATAGCGACTAACTCATTATTTGCATTATAAAGTCCAACACTTGTAATATAAGTTCTAGGATTATTAATTAAATCTTGATATATAATTGTTCCTTTTGTTTTACCGTCCGTACCATCAGAAACAAATGTTGGATTATTTGTATAATTAAATTCTTTATTTTTTACACGTACGAAATAATTGGTACTTGGTACAAATTCACTACGTCTTGCCGCCATAGTTTTTGTAGACGATTTAATAGCTTTATAGAAAGATCTAAACCACAATCTCCAGTATTTATCATATGAATTAGTGTTATCATAAGTACTAGCATTTGATAATCTACTGTCTATATCACTTGATCGGTAAAATCCAACAATATCATTTGTTTTTTCAGCATTAAAAATAACTACACCCTGAGATGGATAAAATAGTCCAACCCCAGCATATACTGGACTACCGTTTGACAAATATGGCGTAGGAACTCCGTTAACTACAGAACCAGAAATCAAATTATATACACTCTGTTGTTTATTTATTACTTGAGAATCATCAATAAATGAAAACTGTCCACTTGTTCCGTTTAAATTTATTTGAATCTGGCCTGGATCTAATTGATCTTTAATTTTATCGGATGAAAAGTTCATCACGAATATTTGTTGACCATCTACTGGAGTTGTAGCACTTCCAGAAGCAAACGAAAATAAATCATCACTTGGTTGTAAAAGTGTATTTTTATATTCCGAATAAATTACTTTAGTTTCATTTGTTAAAACAGTTGTAGCATTATCTGGGTCATCAAATTCAGAACTACCACTGTTAGCATAATCACCATATGCTAATGCAAAATATGTTTCACTATTATATTGTACATTTAGATAATACTGTCCGTTTTTTACATCAAATGCTGAAGAGCCTGTAGGAGCTGTATTATATGCAGATGATGTGGTGAATTGAGATTGACTTAAATATAAACTACCTGTGGTACCAAATAAACCAGAAGACACCTGATTTATTCTACCTGATACAATATCATCCGTTGTAAATTGACTAAAAATCATATTTCAAATTAAGTTGTTGTTGTAGGCACTTTAACAGTTACTGTAATTGATGTGTTTCCGCCACTCTCATTGCCAATAATTGTAATATTCGTCGTAGTTGTTTTTGCTAATGAAGCATTCGGCACAAATCTAAATTTATTTCCAACAACGGACTGGGATGTCTGCGAAGCAAGATCACCTGCAAAGGATGGCACTGTAGCCGTGGTCGAATTCAAACTGTTTGTCTCGGTAACCACTAAAGTTCCTACATTTTTATTTGCCAAAATAGCAGTGTATCCTAATGTTACGTTATATGTTGGATTGGTACTCGGACTGATACTAATTTCACCTGTGTAATCACGGTCAATAGTAATTACACTCTGAGCGACACTAATAGTAGGTACAGCAGTAACACCTTCATTTAATGTTACCAACTTATACTTCATTAATTGTGATTCATCGGTGATAGGTTCCATTACAGGCGTATTTCTAATTGCAATATCGTAGTATGCACTTCCCATCGGATGAGTAGGATTAAATTGTGTGTAATCAATTTCATCATCCGCTAATGCAAACGCAGTGATGTTCAATCCGCCTGTTTTTGCGAGGATTTCACGCCCTTTTCGGGTTAAAACCGCGTTAATCGTAATTACGTTGTTATCTAAATATGCCATATACTAATAATTATCATTGATTTTGTGTTTTATGCTAAAATAGATATTATAAATTCATGATATATTCTTCTAAACTAGCACTCGTTTCCATAGATGCCGTTAACGGTAATGGAACAAATAAATTATTTGGATCACCAACAGAACCAGTAGTAGTACCATAAATTGGAGAATTACTACTACTAATATTTAAACTTAAATATCCTGGTATAGTAGTTACAGGGCTAGATCCATTCGGAACTCCTTTTCTATTTACAGTTGTCGAAGAATCATTTTTTCCCTTTATATATGTATAGAAATTTAACTTAGCAGGAGCAAATCTCTTAACGCCATTTATAATCACAAAGTTAGAACCACTTACAGCAGTATAAGTATCTCTAGAACCAGCAAATGTTTGTTTACTCAAATGTCTTTCTGAATATCCACTGTTTCCTATACCTCTATATATATTAGTTAATGCTGATGAGCCAGTAACAGACCCCGAACCAACTATACTAACTCTATCAAAACTAGCAGTAAATGTTACAATCTGTCCATTATCATTTCGCATCTGATAATAATCATTATCTGAAACATTATATGTGTTTCTAATGTGGAATCCATTTGAATCTACATCAATATATTTTCCATACTTAGCATAAATAAAGTCTCTATCGTCTATAGATGATGGAATTTCAAACCTAGAAAAGTTGTACTGATCTCTATCTGTATCATATGTGTTTAAAAATGGCATTGAGATGTTCATAGAACTGCCAGTTGTAGACGTAGGACTTAATTTTGCTGAGTTATCAAAGTTAATACTAGATGTATACAGACCACTTACATTATAAGTAACATCTTTATAATTAAATTTCTTTCTCTCTAAAATAGATGGTTCAATTAAAAGACCATTTTTCAAAGATGCTCTATTCGGAATAACATTTTTAATATAATCAAATATAGTAAAGTCTATATAAAATTTATACGTCGAATAAAACTCTTGTGGATAAATATATTTTTGATTAGTTGATGAAAATTCTTTTAATCGAACGTCTAACTCTGGATAATTTTGAGATGTTAAATATTTTGGATCGCCGATTACGTCTGTAATACCTTCTTTGCCTAAAAAGTCTTCGATCTTTCCTTCTAAATAACTGTATGGACTTATGTAAAATCCAACAATGTTACTATCAGCACCAATAATATCTTTTGTTCCGGTTGAATAATCATATGGAACTAGATTTGATGAAGCAAACTCATCTATTTTATTTATCTTAACATTATTTTTATAGTTTGGACCAAAGTTATTAGCATTTAAAGCTTGTTTTAAAACAACTTTATCAAACTCATATGGAAATTCAGAAATAAATGCTGGTACACATTTAGGATAAGGTAATGTTACATATTCTCCAGCAAAATTAAATGCTGTAAACGAGGATGTGTAATGAATATTCTGATTCGGCACTATAGATGCAGTCAAAGATGCTGGATTACTAGCACTTAACGGCCACAATTCAACTGGCGTGTCGAAACTCCATAAATAAAGTAAGTTATCATATACTGTACTTTTCGTTGGACTGGAAATAGAATCCAAATTATAACTGTGTTCGTCGAAGTCTTCGTCAGAAACAGATTCTCTAAATACTTTAATTTTGTCAATATTACCATTAAAGTTAATATTAGTATTATAATTTCCTACATAAAAACTACCAGATGAAAAATATTGATTTTGTGCGTAGTTAATTATCTTCGTTTTCTTACTATAAAAGTTTTTCAACGAACCTTCATATTGATTTACAGAAAGTTTATATTCATACGGAACATACTTTTCAGCGGCAGATGATGTAAAGCTCGATGATAGGTTTATAATTACACTATTACTTACAAAACGTGAACTAGAATATAAACTAGAAGATGCAGTATTATCGGAATCGTATAAAGCGTATGAACCTAATATATCACGGTTAACCATAAACGTATACAATGAACCATTGAAATATGGAAGTTCATCACTCACAATACTAGATGTATAACCAGACTCATATGGATGTATATCAAATACCAACTTACCAGATTGTTTTTGTTGGGTCTTTTGAACATAAACCTTCCAATCTAATTTCCCATTTCTAGTTTTCTGAATTATCGGAATTTTCTTATCTTTATCGTAATTATCAGTCTTAAATCTAAACGTACTTTCAATAGTTTTAAATGAAGTAAATTCTTCAATCAATCCAACCGATGATGTATATGGGTAAAATCCAGACGAACCTGTACTCCACGATGAAGAATATGCCGATCCAGTTTCTGTATATTTTACCAACGGCAAATACGTGTAATACTGAGGCTTGTAATCAAATTTGATATATCTATCATCTTTGATTCTAACAAAGTATAAAATATCTTCGAAGTCATAATAGTTTTGTCTATTAACAGTTACATCTGTACTCCCATACTCACGAATATTTACCAATTCTGCTGGAATTCCAAATATGGATCTAATTAACTCCAAAGAGTTCGCTGTACCTTTAGTTTTATAAATGTATGGTAAGTTGTTTGCAAATCTGTTTAATATTGATTTGCCATATTCAAAGTAAGAACTAGAAAGTGATCCACTAAACTGTGAGTCGTTAAACAAAAACTGCGTCATATCACTATTTTGCAATTTAAGATTTAAAGTGTCCCAGCTAAATGAATTTAAAAGTTCATCTAAATAATTTTTGGGATAATCACTGTTTTCTGACATCCCCAATGGATAGGTTTTTGGGAACTTTTTGATATACAACATTATATTATCAAAAAAGTGTCCAACCATTGATGTAAACTTTAAATAATCTAACGAATCTTGATCTTCACGAACATATTCTGGCAGCTGATTAATCAAACTATCAGGATTTTCTAAGTCATAATCAACACCATCTTCTATTTTTTCATTTATACTTGATGTATTAAAGAATAGATAAGATTCATATTCATCGAATGAATTTAAAATATAAATTTGTTCTTTTGTCAGTTTTTCAAAATCAGCCGCATATGACGCACTAATTGGTGTAGTAACTAATGAAGATGTTTGCGATAATAAATTTTTCTTTGTTTCTTTTTGATCATAATCTAAAATTTTATTTTTTGCTATCTTTGTTCTTAACTCAGCTGACGAATATAAAATAAAATTAGAAAAATTATCATAGTCTACTAATAGATCATTAATTTTTTGTTGTACTCTGAGTTTAGCATACAACAATGAATCCTCGTTGTTACTTTCAAACGGTTCATTCGATGCATTTGATACATTAACGGTTACATCAAAATTTACACCATTCAATGAAACATTTCGTTTGACTGCTTCAGAAAATACATTTGCTTTAAAATATAAAGGCGATAAAGAAATATTAGAAACCCAACACGTGCTTCTAATATCATATTCTAATGGAAGTGGTTCATCTAATTTTACCTGTATATTAGTTTGACCATCAATTGTATTGAAATAATTTGCATGGTCTAAAATTTTAATTAAATTTCCATTTCCGAAATTTAAAGCATTCTTAAAAAGACCAAAATATCTATTAGCATAATTTTCTAACAAATCGGATGTTTGTGTTTCCAACCAATCGGTATAAATTACTTTTACAAATACTTCTATAGCTTGTTCTAATTGAGCTTCATTAAGTGAAGTTTTTTGTAAAATTCTATCTTGAGATACTTTAGCAACTATAGTTTTAAATGCTAATAAAATTTCACTTTCTGTAAATTCTGTGTCGTTGTATGTATATGTGAAATTTTTTATCTGAGTATCTATACCTATAAACTTCGATGTTTGTTTTATACTTGTGTCATTGCTCGATAAAGTGATAATTTTATCATAACCAACATATGTGTCTATAATAAATTGTTGTAACTCAGCTTGAGATTTTAATCCTAGATTTTGAGCAACTTCCAAATAATTAAAATTATCTTCATTTTCCCTAAAGTTAACAGAAATAGGATTATTATCTATAATTTGATTTATTTGATTAGATAATTGTAAAAATAAAAACTTTTTATCCGCAAATGCTTGAGCCCTAATTCTAACATCGTCTGCTTCTGGAGACGAGTCTGTATTAAATCCATAGGAAAGTCTTATTTCTTTTCTACTCGGCGAAACTTCTTTAATTGCTAATTTATAATCTGGATTTCCCGCAATATTCCTTATGAAATTATAAAGTACAAAATATAGCCCCGGAGATAAATCACTTTGTTTTATAAAGTCTCTTGTATTTAATAAAACTTGATTATTAAATTTAGCATAATTGGTAAACGGCTTATTAAAATCATATTCCGTCAATATATTATTTATGTCATAATAACTTCCTTGTATAACAGAAAATGTAACCGTGGGATATATTCTATTAAATGCTAAAATTTCTTGATCTGCATTGTATATAGAACATTCAATTATATCATATGGGGATGAACCAAAGAATTTTTCTTGATCGGACAAACTTTGTTCATACAGCTCTTGTAGATTATCTGGAAAATAAGAACTATCAACTATACCCGTAGTTAGTTGTTGTTCATCTATTGTTAAATAACTGTATGGCATACGTTAATTCTCTAATGGTAAAAATGGAAACTGATCACTAAAGTCTGATGGGACGTTTCCTTGTCCTAATTGTATTCTCAATCCTATCAATTCTTTTTGCATCGCGGCAATAACTTGTTTATCATCATTGTTCTCGTATTTTTGTACAAGAGTATTAACTGTTTGATTTAAAATTCTGTTTTCTTCGATAGCAATATTGTATTGTTCTAAAATTTGGTTAACGTCTTGTTGTTCTTTACGGTCTTCAGATTGAAGTTCTTCAAACCCTGGGTTATTTGTGTCTAAGATTTTTTCATCGTTATAATCTAGTACTCTTAATGGCATTTTTGTATAATAAACTTTGCCATCTTGTTGAGCAACATTATTGTAAATGAGTTGAAAATTTCCAAACTCATCGATGTTGTTTGAAAATTCTCCCAGGTCTTTAAATTTTTGCAAATCTGTCAGACCAACATTATATTCGACAAATAAATCAGCCATATTACCTCACAATTTTGAACACTTTATCGGTTTCCACAATATTAACAGTTCCATCTGGATACTCCGCCTTTATAAATATCTTAAAATATCTTTCTTGTGGTAATCCTGTTGTATCAAATTTGAAATAATTTCCATAAGTTGGATCACAGCTGAGTTTTGAGTATTGATCAAAGTCTATAAAAACTTCTTCAGACTCAGCATCTTTTATCATATAATATGAAGATGTTGGAAGATATTTAGGAGTAATCATCGATGGTTGCTGATACGCTTTATTAAAAGATTTAAGCGGATACTCATCTCTAGCAAATACAAATACTTTAGGTAAACTTCCAGCCTTATAAGTTTCTTTTACAGATCTTAACGTAATTAAATTTTCTATAGAACCTGTAACAGGAGCAAGGCTTCCAGTATTATAAACTGTATCATCCCAAGCAACGTCTATATAGGGAGAATATATTGTATTTGTTTCTTTACTGAAAAATTGTAATAATCCATTTGTCTTGCCAACTGGCGGAACTGTAGTTTCTAATGAAGACATTAAAATAATTCCTTGATTCGGAACACATCCACATATCCAAGAACGTACAATCGGAGTAACATCCATCGTAATGTCACCTTGTTGTCCCAACGTGTATGATTGACTGCAAATTAAACTAGATCCACTTAAACCGGGAAATGCAGAGGATGAACAAAACCAAAAATCTTTATTAGTATATGACGATGGAACATCATAATACCATGTACCACCTCCGTGTTTAAAACTAGCAGTTTGATTTGCTGAATTGGTTAAGTAATCTATTTGTTGATAACTAGCAGTATATGGAGTATACCATGCTTTACTTCCAGAATAATCTCTGAAATTCCAACTAGCACCCATTGTAGATCCATCATTTGCCCATCGACCATTTCCATTGTCCCAACTTTGACTTACTGGATAAGCATAAAGCGTATAGTCTAGTGGTAAATTTCTTTGACCACACGCAGTTAGATTAAGTGTAAATTTTATATTTGAACTAGAAATTTGATTATTTGCTATAGAAGCACTTATGTTAGTTATATCAAATTCTACTAGAGTTCTAGAAAACTGTGGTTCTTTTAGAAAATATTTATATGATGGAGCACTAATTGTTCCATCTCGTCTACCCGCAAAATATCCTTGAAAGTTTTCTACATTTAAGTATTCTCCGCCTGCTCTTGCTTCAACACTACCAGAAATATATCCAGCAAAATTAGAACTGGTTATACTTCCAAAAAACGTACCATCTGTACAAGCAGATCCATATCCATATGCTGTGCCTACTAATCCTTTAAAATCACCAGATCCACTTAAACTTTCTGTTAATGGAGACACTACATATGATTTATTATTCCAAGTTAAGCTTGTAAAATTTGAACCACTGTATATAGTACCAGTAAAACTAGCACTGCTAATAGTTCCATTAAAATTTGTAGGATTATTTACACTAAAACTTCCGCTAAATGAACCAGATGCTGATGTTGCAGATCCAGAAGCATATAACGCTGTAGCATTACTTCCAGTAATATAAGAAAATTTTCCAGTGAAATTTGCAATTGCGGTAAATTTTAAAAATTGATTGGTAGTAAATGGAATTGTATACCATGAACTTCCTGAGTACACAAAATAACTCGATGTTCCATATGCTAACCATCCATTATTTCCATACGAAGATGTCGAACATGGAGGAGCGTGCCAAATCGGATTGGTATATTCAAATATTCTACCATCATTGCTGGCATAAATCTCTAAAATTTCATCTATGCCAAAATTTCTATTGACATATTGCTTGTCGCTATTTATGAAAGTGTCTTGTGATGGATAAATAAATGTATGCATATTATACCACTAATCCTTTAATGTCTGTTGTTGGAAATTTTACTTCAAATATAGAAGGGTCTTTTGATGGATAAACAATATTATTTTGTGTAGCTATACTTATGTTGTATGATATTGGAGAATATTGTGTACCATTGTTGTCATATGTTAAGTTTTTAATTTGAACATCTGTAACAGATTGCACTCCTTCATTTTTCATAATCTCAAATGTCAACTGACTTAAATTAATTGGTTGATTAAAACCCCAATTATCTATATCAAAAAATTCTTGAACTGAAAAAATACAATTATCTAATACGTCACGTTTGTTAAATCCGTTAAATACGCTTATCTTAAACTCCACACCTATATTGATAATATATCCATCAATAATATTAAATTTATCTGTTAAAATTTTATATTGACTTAGGTAATTTTTAAGATTTAACAAAGTTGCTTCATTAATCTTGGTTAAATTTTTGTTTATGTCGTACCCAAGTATATACAGATTATTTGTAAATGGATTATTAGACTCTAAGAACTTTCTTCTATCTAATGGATTCAGCGGATTCAAGTCTAATACTTCATTATTAGTTGTAGCATTCACTATACCAGAAATTAATCCAGAATAAGCAACTTGTCTTGTAGAGTTTGATTGTACAAATGCTTTAGCTACACTTCCAAATTGGGGTTGTAGTGAATATACTCTCAGTAATATATCTTCTTCTGTAATAATTCTGTTTTGAGAAGAAAAATTAGCAATCGCATTTTGTCTAATTTCCTCGTTAGTTTCAGCCTCATCACCACCAGTTGCGGCTTCTACATTATTTACTCTCAAGGAGTTCTTAATATTATTAAATAATGTTACTTGACTATCGGTCAAACCAGTTGTATCATTTAAATAAGCTACACCAGCAAATGTATTAATTTCTCCTGAGTTAACATTAGAATCTAAACCACCACCGACTATATAAGTTACTGTTAAAGTTGTATTAGATGGAGAGACTCCATAAGAATTAGCTTTTAAAACATTTGTTCCATCTAAACTTATATTCAATTTGTTTAAATTAGACAATGACACACCAACATTGGAAGGATTTGGTATGATGACAGTATTATCATAATTTTCTGTGTTTGCTCCAAACTGAATATATGTGTAATTCGATTCATCCACCCTAGTGATAAACCTTTTTTCTGTCCTTAAATACTTTAATAATTTAGGTGTCTCACCTTTGTATTTAGAAAGTGTTTGATTATTAAGGGGAACATTATCAACAGAAATGGGAATAGTATCTTGAGCCAAGTATTGTGATTCATAGTAGTTATTATTATTACTATCTACAATACTTACTACTTTTAATACGTTGGTTGCTTCTAATTTTAATTGTAAAAATGATTGTGGCGATCCTATGCTAAATTGTTTTGTTATTAGTGTACCAGAATACGCTTTAGTAGTTTTCTTCAATAGATAAAATAATGGAGCACCTGTATTATCACGACTATACACTGATACTTCTCTTGGAGAGAATGGTGTATCTTGGGAAAAATCCAAACTATCTTCAATTAAAAATGTAACTCCAGATAAACTATTTAAGCTTGTAAATGGTTTTAGTATCAAACAATAAGTTTCATCTGGAATATACTCGTTAGTTACACTGATATTATTCACCGATTGAACTCTTTTCGCTGGAACTAACTGAAATACTTCTATCGTAGCAGATGAAGCCGATGACACTTTTGGTTTATATCCTAAATATTGAGCCTGATTTACTAAATTTCTACGATCAGTAGCAAATTGAATAAAACTTTCTTTAAATTGTTGATCTGTATAATAAGAAAGAATGTCTCCAACATAAGCTGCTTGTTCTATAAAAATTTGTCCTGGAGAACTTTCACTAAAATCTCTGTAATTTAATGGATAATACTGTTTAGTAAAATCAATAAGTTGCGACTTCAAAGATGTAAAGTCTCTATTGACATAATTTACATCTTTTGTATTCGCTTTAAATGTTTTGTTAGTTATCTGTGCCATTAAATGTTATTTTTTGAGATTTCAACTTCTGTAGTCCCAACCATACTATTATATGTAAAGTCTACAGTAATAAGTATCTTATTCATGTCTCTGTTATCAGGTTGAATGGTCGATAATTGTACATTTACATTATCAACGATCACTCCATTCAAAAATCTATCAATATCACGCTGTACAATGTCAATTATAATATCTTTATTTACATCCAAATCAGTCTGATCAAATAATAATGAATATAAACCCGATCCAAACTCATTATTAAACCTTCGTTCGCCTGGTTTAGTTAATAATAAATTTCTTATATTACTAGACACTTGACCAATAGTTGTAACATTTGCGTCAAAATATCCATTCTGACCCAATCTAAACGGTATTTTTAGTCCAAGTGTTTGAGTTGGCATATGTTACTTTTTATCTGTACGTTTTTTGTCAATTGCTTTCATCAAAGAACTATAATCTCTATTAATAGCTTTTGCTACAGTTTTTACTGGCTCAGGAGCATCTTTAACAGCCGATTCATTTAATACACTTGAGATACTATCTACTTGACCTTCAATTGAAACCAGACCTCCACCTTCTTGTGGAACTCCACCTTTTGTTTCATTCAAAACTTGATTCAAGAGATCATTATTTGTGTATTTTACAAACTTTTTAGGTTCGTGGGATGTAACCGGTTCATGTTCTTCGACATTTTCTGAAACCATAGAAGATAAACTAATATCTCCTGCACTAGATTGTTTTGGTTTAGAAAATACTTCAGATAAGTAATTTCCGAATTCCTCCCGGATTACAGATCTTATCTCTTTTCTTATCATTTCTCTTAATGCTTCTACTTTCATATTATATAATTATTGTATTGTTCTATATTTAAGTTAATTTAATGGTATTTTATTGTGGAAGAGGCACCTCCTCGGCATTATTTTTCAATTTTTCGACCTTAGAGTATCCAAGATTTTTTAAAAGTTCTTCCAATATTTTTTTAGTTTTCCCACTGCTTCTTATATCATTACTTAATTTTTCCCATGTCCATCTTTGGGCAAGATATTTGTCCCATATACCACCATAATATGTGTACCATGGATTCAATTTTTCATCTTCGCTGGTATATCTTTTAACATTGGTTCCTAATTTCCTTTTGAAATCTTTGGAATACGTCGATTTAAAGTACGCACTGATTGGATCAGGAAGTCCCATAGCTTTAGTTTTTTCATATGTAGAAATATAATCTGCAATGTACTGTGTTGCTAAAGTTTTTAATTTTTCAAATTCTTCTTTTTCTTGTTGATCAATTGGTTTGGTAGGCTTTTCAACTTTAGGTTCTGGTTTCTTAATCTCCACAGTTTTTATTCTAGGAGATGATGCTGCTTGTGGAACTTTCGGAACTGGCATATCTGATTGAACAGACGCGAGTGTTGATTTCGCAGAATCTAACTTAGCAGTTGCCACTGCAGTAGCTGCACTAGTAGTACCACTAAGTCCACTACCCACTTTTCCTAAACCTCCTCCAACTCCACCACTTATACCTCCAACAACATTACTTACCGCACCTCCAGCCCCACTAACTAAATTTCCAACTGGATTACCTAAACCTGGTATACTTTTAACAGCGCCAGTGGCTGATCCAGCAACACCTCCAACTGAACTGCCTATAGCACCACCGACTCCGCTTACAGCTCCACCTACTGAACTTACAATTCCTCCTAATCCGCCTCCACCTGGTGTTAGAGATGCACCAACATTTCCAACTAAATTACCAGCTGCTCCTCCAATTCCAGAAGTTAATCCACCGACAGCGCCACCCACACCACTTACAGCTCCTCCTAATGCACCACCAACGCCTGGAACATTACTCAAAGCACCGCCAATTCCGCCAGTGACACCACTAACAGCGTTACCAATTCCGCCAGTGACACCACTAACGGCACCGCCTATACCACCAGTAACACCACTAACAGCACCGCCAACTTTACTAGCTAATCCCCCTACTTTATCTTTTATATTACTTATAGCTCCAGTCTTAGGATCTATCTTAACATTGTTCCCAGCAATTGATTCTGGACTGAATTTATCAGGCGACCAATTTTTTCCTAAACCATCTGGAGTAAGTCCTTTTGGATTTAATTTATCTAAAGCTCCTCCGGCTAAAGCCCCTCCAGCAGCACCAATTAATGCTCCTTTACCTTTTCCAGCCAATGCTCCTATGCCAGCTCCTATAGCTGCTCCTCCAACTAAACCACTACCTAAATTATTTAACACACCACCAGCACCGCTTACAGCCCCTCCAACAGCGCCTCCGATTCCAGATGTTAAACCACCTACTGCTCCTCCAATTCCACTGGTAAGCCCACCAACAGCACCACCTACACCACTTACAGCTCCTCCTAATGCACCACCAACACCTGGAATATTACTCAAAGCTCCGCCGATACCGCCGGTAACACCACTAACAGCATTACCAATACCTCCAGTAACACCACCAATAGCGTTGCCAATCCCACCAGTAACACCACTAACAGCATTACCAATACCTCCAGTAACACCACCAACAGCATTTTGAATACCTCCCCCAATACCACCGACAGCACCTTGGGCTTGACTAGCTAATCCGCCAGCAGCTCCAGCTAATCCACCGACAGCACCTTGTGCAGCACCAGCAGCTCCAGACACTAAACTACTGCCTCCTCCACGAGCAGCAGCTGCTGCACTTTGAGCAACGTTTGGATCTAATCCTTTTACAACTTGAGATGGAAGTTCAATATTTGGATTATCAACTGTGGGTGGTTTATTTTTAATTCCAGAAATAGTTTGTGTTGGCGGACCAGGCTCTGCTGGTATAGGATCTACAGGCTTTCCAAATACTCCTCCAAATATTCTTTTTACTGAATCAAATCCAGGTTCAGGAAAAGATGCACCTTTTGTAACAATTATTTTAGCCGCATCATATGCAACCTCTATATAATCAAGAAATTGTTGACCAGTGTCATCCGCTCTATCCAAACGTTGTGTTAATAATTCAATTTCATATCTAGTCGCATATTGTATAGCAAATTGTGCATAAATTTTAAAGTCAATAGGAAATTCTGTTGATGCTGTTCCTAAATCAGATGGATTATTTGTAAAATCAATCTGCAAAAGCTTAAGTAAAAATTGACCGAATTCACCTTTAAAATTTTCTTTAAACCATGGCCTATTAGCGATATTATACGGAGTAAAAATCATAGGCCCCCTAAACTCAAAGTATGTCGGATTTCTTGCTGTACTAGAATTAACAAATTTCCACCCAGTTGGTCCAGTACTATCAGATATAGCTTGAATCACATTTTGATCGCCACGTTCAATCGCTAATAAGTTTTCGGCAATTTGATTCGCATAACTTACATTCTCAAAATTTTTACCACTTTGTGGATTTATAACCCACTTATCGTGTGGCGGCATACCTATTGTTAAATTAACATCAGACCATAATGTATTTACTCCATTCTGTTGCCATAAATTTAAAAGAGCTAATCTTTGACTTTCATTAAGACCAGTCACAGGTTCATCTGGATTAGCTTGTCCTTGTAAATCCAAAAAATCAGCTGCAAAATCAAAAGCAACTTTATTCATTTTTTCTTGAGTACCGCCAGAAAACCATGAAATTTTATCTCCAGCAAATACCCAAAACAATGGTCTGTATGAAGCAAGTGGAAATACACTTTCTTTTTTCAAAGGAAATGCAACTTTGTCTCCAAATAAATTTATTGTACTAGGAGTGCCTCTTTTTTTTTCTTTCCATTTTGCCATAGTTTAATTAAATTGAAATTCTATTTGTACAGGTCCTTCTCTTCTATTTCTACCTTTAAAGTCACCTACAACACCAGCGCCAGTTACTACATTAATATTAGTTGGTTCACCGCACTCTGCTCCAGACCCAGGTGGTTTAACACCGTTTGCACCTGGCGCATAACCTCCGCCAGTTAAAAATACTCGTCTACTTAAAGTTTTATGTAAGTTATCACGAAGTAGTTTTAATGTTATTTGTTGTACTGGTATTTGTGTTTGGTCTGGAACTGAATCTTGAGTGTTGCCAGGGCTTTCTCTGCCAGCATCAGGGTGACTATGAGGGTAAGGATGCACGTGGTGATACCAATGAACATGGTCAAGTAACCAATTGCAAAGATCATATAACCAATCGACAGTAGTTTGTCCCAGAAGTGCAGGTTCGTTAGTTTCAGCATATTGTCCTAAAAATATTTGAGGTGAGTTTAAACATGTTAATTTATTAGTTGTTAATACAATTTGATTATTTGCATCCACGGTATACTCAGAATCTGTAACAATTCCATATCGTTTTTTGCTAAAATGGAGTGTTTCACTAAATCTACTACTAAATACCAATCTATCTGTATTAATAACAACTTGATCATTATTTAATATTGGAAATACAAAATCGGTAGAGCCAGGTGGATTATATTGTGTTTGTTCTTCGGTTGGATCTCCACCACTTGTTATACCAAACATACTCTTATAAACAGTAGTTTTCCATTTAGAAATAATTCCACCGCTATTGATCTCTATAGTAGAACCATCATTATTAATATCTTCTTCTATTTGCCCACCATAGTTTTTTTCTTTTGCTGGTATTACGGGTATTGGTGGTAACTTTGGATGTAACTGTTGAGGTTTATTTAAAGCAATGTTTCTTTGTCTATTACGAATGATTATTCTAGGATTACCATAACCACCAGCACTTGATGCTGGAAATAGAGAAGGATTTAATGCATAAGACGCGTTAGTTGACTTATCATCAGCTCTTACATCTGTATAACCTGTAAATCTTATAGACTGACCAAATCTACTTTCTATAGATGTGTCTCCCTCATATTTTTTTAAACTTCTAATATAAGGATTTAAAATAAAATAACTACCTAGATATCCCAATCTTCCTTGATTTTTAAAAATGGGATGTGCGATATAAGACTGTCTATTTAACGGTTCATCCCACGGAGTAGATGGTTGTGTATTTTCACTGTTAGAAATTTCTAAAGAATAATTTGCGTTAACTCCAACAAAATTAAATGCACTTAATGGTTTAGTATAAAAATAAGCATCTCCAATTTGTACAACTAATACCTGTTCATTTAACAATGGATATTGAGTAATTGTGTTGTCTAATGGAGAAGCCCATGGTAGTTTTGCTTGTGGAGTTTTTATTTCTTTACCTAAGACTCTAATTTTTACTCGACCAATATAACTATAATCTTTCTCAAAAGGATCGGGTACATCTCCTTTATAGTTTGCTGGGAATCCATCTCGATTTATAGTGATTGGTTTTTGAGATTCTTCACTAAAAGGAGCTTCGCCAAAAAACGGATGTTTATCATCATAAATAACATCAACCACAACAGCCGTGTATATGTTATTTTCTAAACCAGAAATTGAAGATTGTCGTGCTGATGATTCAATCGACATCTGATCTCGTTTATAAACTTGTTTTGTTATATCCGTAGAAGAACTCATAATTAGTTATCTTTTTTAGAAACACTAGCAATAGAAACTACTTCTTCCATTAATTGTTTTCGTTCATCATCCGTAAGTACTAATGATCCTCCTTCACCACTACTTTCACCTTTTCCTACCAACCTTTGAACAATTGCTGCTAATTTAACTAATTGTTCATCATTTTTAACAGCTACGTCAAAATAATCTTTTATTAATGGAACAATAATAACAGCATCATTAACCGTTTTGATTAAGCTACGAAGTTCAGAGATAAGAATATCTATTTGATCTTTCTTACTTTCTGAGTTTTTTACGATGTCTTTACACAAATTGGAAAAATTTTTTCCTTTATAAATTTCAAAATTTGTTTCCATATCCAATAAATAGAAAAAACCAATCGTTTTATTGATTGGTTTTCTTTTTATACAGTAAATATTAAATTATAATTTAAACTATACCTCTATTTATATAATTTTTCATAACCACCGTCTGATAACTTTTCATCTTATTCAAGACTTTTGTAATCTGTTGAGTCTTACAATTACTAATTTCTCTTATATAGAGGTATAATGTCTTTTTATTAAAAGATTCTATTCTATCACAATTTCTAAATAATTCAATAACAGCATATGCTATATTTAAATCTTTTGACTTGGTAAATATCTTAGTAATATTTGTTTCCCAATAATTGATCAACAACTTCATGAATTCTTCAGTTTGTGCGTTTTTATAGTATTTATCTTCACTTTGTAAACATACACTATCTTCTGTTGGAGTATCACTGATATCTACGTGTTGATTAAAACGTTTGTAATTGTTATTATTATGGAATATGAGATAGTTTTTAGCAACAATACTGAAATAACTGAATGCTTTACCTTTTCCTTCTTGAAATTTATGAATATTAGCAACCAAATGCGTAACTGTTTCCTTTTGTACATCTAATGGACCGCAGTCAAAGTATGTAAATTTAAATGTGTTATATATATTTTCTACTAATTTTTCAAAACTAAATTTTATACGCTCTTCATATATTTTGTTTCGAATGTCATTATCATCTTCACTATTATATTCAATAATAGCTTCCTCAGTAGCTTTGGAAAAATATATCTTTTCTTTTTTATTTCTGCCACGTCTGCGAACTCTTTTAGGTTCATCTGAGACATCAAATGAATTTTCATTAGATAAAGATATATCGTCTACTTTATCTACATTTTTATCTCGTTTTACAACTATATTTTGTGGTATTAATTTATTGTTAGAAACTTCCGATGTGGACCTCCGATTTTTAGTTTCTTTTTTATTTGGTGTTACCTTCTTCTTTGGTGTTACCTTCTTCTTTGGTGTCACTTTCTTCTTAACCGCTTTACTTGGCGCCACTTTTTTTGATTTAGGAGTTGAAACTTTTTTAACTACCTTCTCCTTTGTCTTTTTAGGCGAGTCTACGTTTATATCATAAACCACCCTTACCTTTTGTTTTTCGGTAGATTTGGTTTTAGATTTAGTCTTAGTTTTTTCAGTGGTAGTATTGTTTTTAATTTTTTTCTTCATTAGAGTCGTCATCGGAAATCCTTTTATTACATTCATCGATGATAGCAAGTAATTCTGAAAATAAGAATCCTACGTCATCATCTTTTTCAAAGATACCACGGTCGTCAACAGATTTCAACTTCTTATAAACATTTAATATCAAAGTTCTAAAATCGGTAACCCAATTGTTTAATAAGAAATTATTTTCCTCGGATAATGTTAACTGTTGTTCTAAATTATCTATTTTAGAAAGTGCTTTAAATAAAAACACAATAGATATTGTACTTATTAAAGTTGTTAATATAAGTGATATAACTAATAAATTTTCCATCATAAAAATTCAGCATCTTCGTCGGTATCTATATATTCATTTATATAGTCTATCGCATCTTCCACCGATGTCCAGTCATTATTTTCGTAAGCAGTTTTTAATATTTGGCGTAATTCTAGTAGTTCATCGTCATTCATGTTAATAAAGAGAGTTTAACTAATATATAGTAAAAGATTTTAAAAACGCTTTTATTTTTAAAAACTGAACAATCCGCTTTTACCACCTTTCGGTCTTATTCTCTTTGTAATAACTTTCTCAACTTCTTTTATGACTTCGGTATTTGTTTTAACTTCAACTGGCTTTTCAACCTCAACAATTTTTTCAACTTCTTTGATTAATTCCACAGGTTTCTCAACCTCAACAATTTTTTCAACTTCTTTGATTACTTCAATAGGCTTTTCCACTATAATCTCTCTAATTACCTCTACTGGTTTCTCAACTATAACTTCTTTGATCACCTCTACTGGTTTTTCAACTTCAACAATTTTTTCAACTACAACTTCTTTTATAACTTCAACTGGCTTTTCGACTACAACTTCTTTTATAACTTCAACTGGCTTTTCGACTACAACTTCTTTTATAACTTCAACTTCTTTTATAACTTCAACTTCTTTTATAACTTCAACTGGCTTTTCGACTACAACTTCTTTTATAACTTCAACTTCTTTTATAACTTCAATAGGCTTTTCAACTTCTTTAACTATTTCAATAACTTCTTTATTTAAAAGATTAATAGGATGCCATTTACTTATATCGTGAGAAAAAGAATCGTCCAACTCTTTGGAATTTAGTTTCCATTGAATTGGACGATCTACATATCTTATTGGATCTACTTCACAATAGAATCCAGTTTTTGTGAAATAACCTAATCCTCTTCCGTCAATGTATCTAAATTTTTTTTTTCTTCCAAATCTCTTCTGCCTTTATTTTGGCGAAGATTATACTCTTCTTCAGATACTTCTTTCCAGTTTGAAGACAAGTTATATGCCAATAATAAAACAACAGCCAATGGATCAAATACAGTTATTAATACAATGATAAACCATTTAACAACATTTTTAATTTCTGTATCAAATTCGTCTGCAACAAATTTAAATGTAGTAATATCTTTCTTTTGACTATTTTCTATCTTCAATTTAAACACTTCATCATCAATTACAGTGATTCTATCATTAGCAGATTTCAACTTCTCATTTTCTCCATCCATTTGAGTATTGATACTACCAATCTGTTCATTGATTTGATTCTGAATGTTTTGCAGTTGAATCGGGTTTCTAGCAATGACAACATTTGTTAATGTCTCACTTAATCGGGCTTCTTGGCCTGCTCTCAAAGCTAATAATTTGTCTAAGGTAGTACGAACATCTTCAATTTTTCTCTGTTCGTCTGTTTTTTGCACCTCTAATGTAGCAATTTTTGTATTTGCTAACTCAGCTTCAAGCGCACTTTTTTGAAAAGCAGCTGTTAAATAACCAAAAATACCCAACGATGTAATTCCCATGAGAACTATAACGGCACATACCATATAAGTTTTCATAAGTTTATTAGCAACTCTCCAATATCTAAACAACCAAGAAGTTGTTACTAATTTACCCAATTCTAACGAGCTTGCCATAATCATAGCAGCTACCAAAGCACCGGAAAATAATAATCCGATACCATACACACTAAAAAAAGCGGCGCAGCCAGCAATCAGTAGTGATGTGAATATTACTAAGTTTTTGAATTTAATCATGTTAATAATTTATTGTTATTATTATCTATAATATAAATATACAAAATGCAAAATAAAAAGCCTTACAAATTGTAAGGCTTGTGACATAACACGTTATTTATTTACTCAAAGAATCTTTACTTTTTTGGTTTCTGGTGTAGCAGGCTTTACTTTATCTAATGTAATAGTTAATACACCATTCTCAAATTTAGCAGATTGAACATCTTTATCAATGTTTTCACCAAGAGTAAAACTTCTTTTAAATCTACTATGTTTAAGTTCTTTTTTAATATAATTTCCTTTATCTTCCTTATTAGTGATATTCTTTACTTTCTCACCACTAATAGTTAAAACATCATCTTGAACTTCAACGTCCACTTCATCTTTAGTAAGACCTGGGATTTCGGCAACAATTTCTACTCTGTTATCATAGTCAATTACATCTACTTTCGGATAACTTTGTTTTTCGAAAAATCCAACGCCAAACTCTTTAGAAAGTTCTGGGAAGGTGTTTGCAAATACTTGATCGAAGACATGATCAAATGGAGTTAAAAACTGATCTTTTGCGTTAAACGCATTTCTATTGTATCTAATTAATGACATATATTTTCTTTCTTTAATAGTTAAGTTATTAACCTATTACTTAGTAGCCTCACTCGAGCACTACCGAAGATGACATAACTTACATATCATCTAGAAATATATATTACAGAAAAATGAAAAAATGTCAAATGAAAATTATTATAAAAACTAATTTATTTCCAAGCTCTAACTTTACATGTCCAACTCGTAGTAGTCAATGTATCTAGAGACCCACCATAGTTATATAATTTTTTATTTCCATCTGCTATTGTGCCGGCAGGATTTGACACAACATGTACATATGTAGAATTACATGAAGTATAAAATGCGGTTTGATAATAGTCGCCGCTTGGTGTATTGTATATTACGCTTGCTATATCTAATTCATCACCCACAGCATATCCTCCATCTGCTGTTTTACAAACCAATGTAACTCTTGTTAATTGAGGAATTGCTCCCAATCCATGTGTGAATTGAATTCTATTAGCATGACTATCTAATGTTGTAGATTCATATTCGTAATAATTACTTCCAGCAGTAGTTAATCTAGAACAAAAACTAGAAGTAATAGCCGTATCAGACTCATTAGAATATAACGCATGACTAGAAGTTATCGCATTGCCAGATCTTAAAGAAAAACTACTAGTAACAGCATTACTTGAATTTAAAGAATAACTGGATGATACTACATTACCAGCATTTATAGCATAACTTGATGTTACAGCGTTACTCGATGTTCCTAATAATGCTACTGCATTTGAACCTGTAAAAGTTCCTATAAAACTGCCTGTATACGATATACCGCCAGAAGCAGAAGATCCACTAGCCAACATATATGCTGCTAAAGCCCCCAGTGTAGTTTTTTTGGAATAATAAGTACCACCGTCATTCTGAATCATCAAAAAGATATCTGTACTACCAAAATCTTTAGTTTGATAAGTAGCCAGTGAACTTACTTTTATCGTATTTACATTTAAACTGTTACATGTACTTGCCATACTATATAATAAATATCAAATTGTTTTAATTATCCATAGTAGATTTTAAATTTCCACTTAGTTTCATCTATACCACCCCACGATGTTCCAGTTTTATTGATTACCAAATACGCTCCACTTGGTACAATTACACCCATTTGAGTGCTATTAGCATATTGAGCCAATTTAGAATTATTGCCAGATTGACTAAATGAATCTATATTAACTTCATCACCAGCGGCATAACCTTGATCGGTACTTTGACATACTAATACTACTCTACAATGTGTAGGTGTACTACTACGACCGTGATTCACATTCCATGATCCACCGGAAGATGCATATGTGTCAAAAGTATTAGTATCTGTAGTAGAAGGAAACATATTGCCTGTACTGTATACTTGCCCAGTAAGTTCAATATTTCCATCTATATTCATTTGATCGCCAAAATATGACTTACCACTGGATGAAATATAACATGTAATTCCATTGCCTACATAGTTTCCATTAGTATAATTACTGCCAGAGGCATATCTAACCATGAAAGCTACTTTTCTATG